TCCGGCCGCCGCCGGCCAGCAGCCGCCAGGCGTGCCTGACGAAGTGCTCGGCCATCGGCGTGTCGTCGACGACCGGCCCGTAAGGCGGATTGCCGCAGATAAAATCATAGGTCCGCTCCGGACACTGTCCCGGCGACCGCAGGGAGTAGCGCCGGCACGGGTGTCCCGAGGGAGCGAATCGCCGGAAATCGACGCCTGGCCACCAGCCGTCGAACCCGGCCGGGCGAGGCTCCCAGCGTAGCTCCACCCCGTGCAGCAGCGTGCCGGGGTAGATGCGCTTCGCCGCCTGGCCCCAACGTCCATCGCCGGCGCCGGGGTCCAGCACAGACCAGGGCGGCCGCTTTGGCCCGTAGCCGGCCAAAGCGGCCCGGATCAGGACCGGCTCAGTCGGGTAATAATCGTGCGGCCGCCTGGCAGGCAGCGCCTCGCGGGGACCGGGATACAGAGTCACGCGGCCTCTAGCTCCGGTTCGGGTTCCTCTAACGCCTGGCCCTTCTCCGGCACCGAGGCGACCTGGTCAAAACTCATCGATGCCCAGTCGGTTGTTTCGCCGGTAGTCGGGTCGAGCAAAACCACCTTATGGCTGTAGGCGTTGAGAGCCCTGGCCTCCGAAAGACCGGCCATCAGGATGCTGATCATCGCGTCGTCGTCGTCCAGATTCTTCCACATCTTCTTCAGGTCGTCCAGCGGCAGCCACTGCAGAACGCCCCACGTTTTATTCTGGCTGGCGTAGTAGTAGCCGCTCTTGACCAGGGCCTTGAACCAGGACAGGATCAAGTCCCGGTCCGGGATCACGAATCCCGACTTCTTGGGCGGCTTGATGTCCGGCAGGGACAGGTACCGGAATCCTTCACACCTCGGCACGGTCAGCCCGCCGGCCGACAGCAGGCCGAACTCGGGCGCGCGCGCCTCCTTGTCGCCGTAGGGGCGCCGCAGCGGCTCCTTCAGCAGCCGGCACGCGAAGCGCCCCTCGCTCCCGGTGAAACACCCGCATTTTAAACAGGCGTGCGCCTGGAAATGATCCAACGCCAGCTCCCGCTCCTGCTGGGCCTGCCAGTAGACCTGCATCCTGGCCTGGTACCCGGCCTCGGTCTTTTCGGCCTTTTCCTGGACCATCCGCTCGCGGGCCTGGCGTGCGGCCGAGTAAAGCGCCTGGTAAACCAACGGTTCTTCCACGTAGTAAAGCGCGCTCCATTCGCCGCCGCCGACCTTCTTTAGCTCGCCGCGCCCGTTCGTTTCGTCCAGGTGGAGACGCACGTCGCTTGGGACCTCGATCACAGGCGGGTCATCCGGGCCGATGAATCCTTCGCAGGTGGATATCTCCTCCGGGTTGCCGACCGCCAGCCGCTTGCAGGGCGCGGTGCGGTCGAGCGACTCGGCGCGCTCGCCGATCAGGGTGTGCAGGTGCTGCAGCAGGCAGTTGCCGCAGGTCCAGCCGGCGGCGGTCACCTGCGGGATGGTTTTCCACTGGGTGTGGCCGGTCATTGCCTCGATCGCCGCCCAGAAATCGTGATGCTGCAGCAGGTCCAGCGGCTTTTTGCCGAGCAGCCCGGAGGTATCCCACGAATGCAGGGGTTGATCGAGCTTGACCAGGGCCTCGCCCAGCTTGCCACCTTTGATCGAGTCGATCAATGTCCGCATCAGCCTGGCCCGGTTCCGCACCTCCGGGGACCCGGCCCGGTCCTCGGGCAGCTCCCAGCGGGCCGGGTCCAGCCAGCCGGTGATCCGGGAGATGGCCGCCTGTCCTTTCCGCGTCGTCTCCTCGCCCAGGGGCGCGTTTGCCTGCCGCTGCTGCAGGTAATCGACGACGGCCGATTGCATTTCCTGGGGGACCTTGCTGGCAAGGGTCCGGGCCAGGGTCAGGTCCAGGGCCGGCCCGGAGCCGCCCGACGGCGTGGCCAGCGCGGCCACCTCCGGCGCCAGGTTGCGCAGGTTCATCCGGTCCTGGACGTAGCTTTTCGACTTCCCCACGCGCTCGCCGATCTTGCGGACCGAGTAGCCGAATTGATCCTTCAGCGCCCAGTAGGCCTGGCATTCCTCCATCGCCGCGAGATCCTCGCGCTGGGTGTTGCTAACGATGGCCATTTCGGCCAGGACGGCCGCCTCCTCGGCCGATTTTTTGTCGGCCGGGATGGTGTAGCCGGCCAGGAAGAAATGCTGTTCGAGCAGCTCCAGCGGGTCCCGCTCGCAGACCAGGCGGACCGCTTCGTCCAGCTCCAACCGCAGCTCGCCGCGGTTGGCCAGCGCCAGGGCCAGGTGCGCCCGCCAGCGCCGTTCGCCGGCGAGCAGCTCGTAGTGGCCCTGCTCGTTGACAAACACGGTAACCCGGTCGATCAGGCCGTGCGCCTGGATCGATTGCGCCAGGCCCAGCAAGGCCTCGGCGTCGTACTGTTGCCGGGGCTGGTAGCGGCCCGGCCGGATCTGGTCCAATCTGATTTCAAGCTCCATTTGTCTTTCCCCTTTCTCTGTTGTGTCCGCCGCGCGGACAGTTGACTTTTCTCTCACTTCTGCCATCAGGTCGCGGATACCGAACCAGCCTCGCCCGCACGTGCACACTAACTTAAACGGCTCACGTGGGAACGCCAGGCGCATGTCGTTGTCGAAGAGGTAGATTTGACGCCGGCCACAAGATGGGCAGTTGACCGGGGCCGGCCGGCGTCTCGTGGTTGGATCGGGGTCAGCGATTTGTGTTTGCCCGAACTCTTTCTGCGAGCTCCAGCAAGCGCCGCAGGCCTCACAGGTAATAGATTCAACTCCGGTCCAGTTGGCATTGACTCGCTCGTGGACCCGGTGCTCGCCGCAGACGGGGCAGGGGTTGCGGTGGTACGCTCGGCGGCCGGTCATTCAGGCGCCTCCACCTCGTAATCCTTCACCACCACGCCGCTCTCCGGGCTGCCCGAAGTGTGGGCGGCAACCCAGAATCTGCCGGCGTATTTACCAAACAGCAGCCCCTTCCCAAATTCGGGGCCGTACTCGCGGAAGTGGCCCCGCACGATGTGCAGGGCCTGGCTGATGCCGGTAGCTCCCCGGCCGCCAATGCGCTCGTACCGCTGGCCAATGGCGTTGACCTTGATGCGGTAATAGCGGCTCTCGAACTTCTCCTTGCGCGGCCGGCGCTTCTTGCTGCTGCCGGGAGGCGGCTTAAGCAGTTCCACGTTCCTGCTGTTCAGGAACGTCAGCGCCAGGCCGCTGACGTGCAGGTAGGTGGGCGACTGAACGTTAATCTCAAAGTGCGGGTACTGGGTCGCCTGCCAGAAAGCCCGCCCGCTTTGGTTGTCGTAGCGGGCGATCTGCCCCAGCTCGTTGACGGCCGTGAAGAACAGGCTGGGGGGATAGGCTACCCGGCCTTTGACCGGAAAAACGAAGATGTCATAGTGCCATTTGGCGCCAGACACCGGGGTGCGGGCTGACAGGCTGGCATAAAGCGCATCCGGCCCCCGGGTGTAGTTGGGGATGCCGGCCGTTTGCCTGAAAACCGTGAGGATTTCCACGCCCTTGTGTTCTGGCCTGGGCACCTCGCCGAACTTGGTGCTGCGGACCACCTCCGGCAAGCCGTACCGGGTGGCGAAGAAGCTGAAGGGCGGAGCCAAATTAAAGTTGACGAGGTCCCAATAGTCCTCGTCATGGGACCAGAAATAATCAGCCACGTTCTGCACGTCGATGTACGTGGCTTCCCGGATGTCCTTGACCCAACGTAGAAGCCTGTCCATGTCAACTCTCCTCAGGCTCTGCACCAGGTGCAGAGCAAGTGTAAGTGGCCTCGATCAATTTATAACCTCGTTTCACTCGCTTGCCGACCAGCCGCCGGGCCAGCTCCTCCGCTACAGCTGCCGAATCGCACGGGGTGACCATCCCTCGCTGCTGGCCGCCGATACGGCCCCAAAAGCGGGTGACGGCGTGTTTCTCCAGGAGCGCCGGCCCGGTGAAGACCAGGTAATAGCGCCGCTCGTTTTGCTCAGGGTTGATCCGGTGCAGCAGGGCCATCATCGGTCCAACCTCGTTCGGCTATACTATGCAGCGCGGGGCCGGTGGCCACCAGCGCCTGCAGCACCCTGGCCGCGGCCTCGGCTATACGCCGGGACGGGCCGGTGTTGCCGGGATGCCGGCAGGCGAGCTGGATCTGGCATAGTAGACACCAGGCTTCGACGGCGCTGAGTTGCAGGGTTACACCGGGGTGGTTTTCCAGCGCCCGGAATTCTCGCTCAAACTGCTCAAATAGTTCCTGTTCGTTCATTGATAAATTCCCTAGGCTACTTTTACCACTCCCCAGGTGCGTGTTGCGTCGCATAACTCTACTAATACGACGCGTGAGCGGTTTTCAGGCCCATAAGGGCCTCCCCTATCGCGCGGAGGTCGCCGGCGACGTCGGCCCACCTGGCGGCCCGGAGCGAGGCCCCTATCAAGGCCAGGTCGGCCGCCCAGCCCTGGCCCCAGGCGGCCAGGCGAGCGCGGCCGCCTGGGGCGGCGGGCCACTTCCTTGCCCGTCGCCGGCAGGTCACCTGTACCTGCGGTACCAGGCAGGTGTAGGTGAGCCAGGCTAAAAGCGCGGTGATGCAGGCCGCTAACAGGTCCGACAGCTGCAGCACCTGGTCGGTGACCCAAACCGTCTCGGATTCGGCGCGGCCGTCTTCCTGGAATTCCAGGTTGAGCGCCAGCCGAAGCCGGATATGATGCTGGAAGCGATGAGTGCCTCGTTTCATAGATTAAGCCTCCAGAAGGCCCAAATTCGGGCGATGCTTCAAAAATGACCTGTCGTACCTGTTGGCCGTGGAAGGCGGCTTAACGGCTGCCTGGTGAGGTCGAAACACAGCTTTATCACAGCCAGACCACAGCTTTATCACAGCCAGACCACAGCTTTATCACAGCCAGACCACAGCTTCAAAGCTGTGTTTAGTCCGAAAAAAAACTAAATTCCTCGGGTACGTCCAACCTGGACACGCCGCGCCAGGGCTGCTTTTCGCTGTAGGTGATAATTTTTATCTCGTCAAGGTCGACCCTTCCGGCCCGCCAGGCGTCCTGGAAGGCAACGACGGCTATGGCCACAATATCCGCCTGGGGCACGTTTTCGGCCTGCGCCATTTCCTCAATAAGCGCCTGGATAAAAAGTGGCAGCGGGTAGGTCTTTTTGCTGACGCCCCGATTATCTACGCCTTTTTGGCCGCTGTGCCCTGGCCGGCCCCGGCCGTCGGTCTGTTCGGCTGCCTGGGCCGCCTGGTTCTCCACGCTGCGCTGTACGATCCGCTGCACCTGGCTGGCCCCGGCCAGGCCGGAGCGGCGCTCTTCGTTCCTGACCATCACGCCAACCCCGTACGGCTGATAGTTTCGCTGAGCGCCAGGCCGTAGTCGTTGGCCGCGACGCCGTTGTAATCCCAGATCGGCCGGCCGGCACGGGGGGCCTCGGCGATGGCGATCCGCCGCCGTACGGGCGGCAAGACCAGGTCCGGGAAAGAAGTCCTCAGCTCGACAAGGGTCTGCTTGTGCTCGTTCGAGCGAAAGTCAACCATCGTCGGCAAGATGCCCAGCAGGTTCAGGTTTCCGCCCGCCGCCTGCAGGTCGGCCACGGCCTGGACCATCTGGCTGATCCCGGTCTCGCTGGCGTATTCCGGCGAGGCCGGGATGATCAGCCAGTCCGCGGCATTCAGGGCCGAGACCTGGATGGCCGATAGGGACGGAGCCGTATCGATCACCACGACCGTCGGCTTGCCATTGCCGTTGCGGGATAGGAACGGCCGCAGCGCGTTGCGGATGGCCGTGGCTGCCTGGAACCGGCGGCCGGTGTTGAGGGCGTGTTCGATTTCCAGGGTATCCTGGTTGCCGGTGACGACGCCGAGTAAAGGGTAGCCCTCCACCCGCTGCAGCACAGCAGCCGGCGCTTTCTCCTGGATGACCAGCTCATACAGCGCCGGCCGGCGCTCCAGGGCCAGGAATTGGGCGACGTTGCCCTGGCCGTCGCAGTCAACCAGAACGGTTGGATAGCCAAAGCCGGCCAGGCCGGTGGCCAGGTTCACGGCGGAGGTGGTCTTCCCCACGCCCCCTTTGTGGTTTGCGATCACCAGGGTAATCGCTCTCTTCATTTTCATTGGTTCCTCGCTTCCTGCAGCGTCGATCTCAATTGGGCGAGGAGCAATCGAATTCGCTGCTGATGCTCTGGCGTGAATTGGTTGAACGTAGCCGGCCTGGGGGCCGGATGCTTTTCAGCCCGGCGGCCTGGCGCTCGCTGCCCAGCCGAGCGCAGCGCTGGGTCGCGTGCCGTCTCCGGGGTCGACGGCCTGGGCCTCTCCCCGGAGGGGGTTGCCGGCGGCCGGCCTGGCTTGCGCGGCCGGGTGATTCCGCCGTCCGTTTCCACAATAAACCGGTTGCCGCAGGTGTGACACTTGCGGTATTTTCGTCCATCTATGGCGGCGTAAGCGCCTGTCTCCCCGCTGCAGTTCGGGCAGGGGATTTTGTCCTTTCTTCCTTGCGCCATCATTCCTCTCCCTCTAAAGCTTGCCTCTAACAATCTCTACTAACGAGTTAGAGCCCCGGCTTCACCTCGTTTTTCACCCGCTCGGCTGCCGGCGCCGGTTAGTAGAGCTCGTTAGAGCGGTTTTATTCGTCAAATTTTATTCGTCAAACAGGATATCGAACTCGGCCGAGCGGAACGGCGCGGCCACCTGGTTCTTTTTTACCACGGCTCTGACCCGGCTGCCGACGACCTGCCCACCGCGCTTGATGGCCTGCTGGCGGCGCAGGTCGATGGCGACGGAGGCATAGTAGCGCAGCGCGTTCCCGCCGGTGATCGCTTCCTGGCTGCCGAACATCACGCCGACCGCATGCCGGAGCTGGCTGGTAAAAATGAGCAGCGTGTTGGTCCGCCGGGTGATGCCGGCCAGTTTTCGCAGGGCCTGGCTCATCAGCCAGCCGTGATGGTTGTGCCGGGCGCCCATCTCACCTTCGGCTTCAGCCGCCGGTAACAGAGCGGCCGTCGAGTCGATCACGACCACACTGAACGCCCCGGAGTGGATCAGGCCGTCGGCGATTTCCAGCGCATGCTCCCCTGTGTCAGGCTCGGTCAGCACCAGCCGGGCCAGGTCCACGCCGCGTTTTCTGGCCCAGGATAAATCCAGCTTATGCTCGGCATCGATGAAGACCGCTTGCCCGCCGGCTTTTTGGGCTTCAGCGATAACGTGCAGGCAAAGGGTGGTTTTGCCGGAGCTGTCGGGGCCGTAGATATTGACGATCCGGCCTCGGGGCAGTCCCCCGAGACCCAGCGCCTCATTCAGGCTCGGAAAGCCGGTCGAGATGACCTCTGCCGGCATCAGTTCAGGCGGGCCAAGGGTGAGCTCCGGGAACCGTTTGCGCAGGTCCCTGAGCGTGTTGTTGAGAGCTACTTCACCTGGGTCGAGCCGGCCGTTAACGTGCGTTTCGCGACTGCGGTTCATGCTGCCTCCTCTTTGTGCGTGATCTGTTTTTCTATGGCTTCAACGGCCGGCAGGAGCCGGTCGGGGCGATAGTTGCCGGCGTTTTTGATCCCCAGGACACGAGCCGCCGCGCTCTGGTTGATGGTGCGGCCGTCGGGATTGAGGATCTCATCCAGGCGTGACAGGAGCAGGGCCACGTCCCGCTCCAGCTGGGTGGGCGGCAGTTGAACTTCGGGCAGCCTCAATTCGTCTACGTCCGGATCGGCCGGGGGCAGCCTGTCGACGTTCACCTGGTGCTGGGCTTTGTAATACTCGCGCACGACGTTGAGGATCTGCTGGCCGACGTGGACCCCGTTTTTGTCTTTCAGCCCGCCAAAGCGGGCCTTGAACAGGGGCCAGTCGTGGGCCGGGTCGCCGTTGAGCCATTCCGGGCCAACCAGGTTGAATCGCTTGTAGTCGGGCTCGGGTTCGGTGACCGGGGCGTGTATGACGCCTCGGGGGGCGCCGGACGGCTGGCGGCCGAGGAGCGAGCGGACCAGGGCCACGAACTGGCTGCGGGTGAGGGTCAGCGTCACCCCGCCCAGCAGGTCGCGGCCCGCACTCACCGCGTCGCCGGCAGTGACTTGCAGCCAGACGTGGCCGCCACTTGAGCCGGCGGAGAGAAAGGCGGCGATAGGTTCGGCGCCTTCCCGGGCGAGGTAGATTTGCCCGCCCAGCAGGTCCCCCTCCGGGGGAAAATCGGACGGGGTATTTAGCTCATTTGAGCTAATTTCGGTAGAATATGCTTCAGCCATAGGTCAACCTCCTGTGTAGGTTGGCTGTTGGTCAGGCCGGGCCGCGTGTCACCGCACGTGCGCCCGGCCGTCCATTTTTAGCGGATTTGTTTTTGTTGGGGTGATAAGTTCCCTGTACGGAATTTATCACCGTCATCTGCTGCCGGCCGCAGGTAGACCCGGGCCCGCAAACGGCCCGGGTGTTTCGGATCCTGGATCGGTTTGGCCTGGCCCAGGTCACAGGTCAGGCCGTTTTTGGCCAGGTAATCAAAAAACTCTTCCAGCGATCGGTGGTGAACGGCGCCGGGGAGTAACATTGCTTGTCGGTAGTTCATCGATCCTCCTATGTCCAAAATCCGCTGCTTAATCTCCTGGCCCCTTCGACCGGCGGCTCCAGGCCCTCCGGTGACTCCTCCGGGGCGAAGCTGTCGCCGGGTAGCGAGATCTGCGCTGGCGGCCAGGTTTTGTCCTTCATCTGTTTGCTGGCCCACCTCGCCGGCTCCCGCATCCACTCCGGGAAATCTCGCCGATCCCACCAGGCCCGCCAGGCGGCGGCGTAATCGAGCGTGCAGTGCCGCTGCCGGGCGCGCTGGGAGCGGAAAGGTTCACCCAGAAAATCGAGCAGTTCTAAAACCTGGTTTTTCGGGTTTACCGGTGTTTGCTGTTTCTCGCTGTTATGCATGTCTGTTACATGATTTAAACATGCATGCAGTTCGGACTCCATGTTGTCCGGTAGGCCGGTTTTTGGGCCATTTTCAGGCCGCCTAGAGGACTCCATGTTGTCCGGTAGGCTCTGATTCACCCCCCGCCTAGAGGACTCCATGTTGTCCGGTAGGCTGTCGAGCCTAGAGGACTCCATGTTGTCCGGTAGGCTCTGATTCACCCCCCGCCTAGAGGACTCCATGTTGTCCGGTAGGCTCACGGCGATGCCTAACCTAAAGGACTCCATGTTGTCCGGTGGGTGAAGGATGTACCGGTTCCTGGCTTTGTATCCCTTCCGGTCGTGCAAGGGCGCAACCTCCACCAGGCCGATTGCCTCCAGTTCTTTGATGGCCCTGCGCAAATGCCGGTCGCTCATCCCGGCCAGTTCGGCGATATCGCCCTGGTCGGCGTCACACTGACGGCCGTCAGGAGACATCGTCTCCAGCACGGCGTAGGCGGCCAGGGCCTTAGACGTCAATGTCTTCCAGTGAAGCAAAACAACATAGGTCAGGTTCATAAGCAAAAGTTAAGGTCGATGGACCGGAAGAACGGCCCATCTGTCAATGCTCCCGGCCGGACGGCCAGGAATGGGTTATATCCTAGAATTTTCATAGGCTGTGGTATAATGAGGGGAGCACGGGCAAGGCGGCCAACCTATATCCGTGCATCCCCCGGTTTTTCGCACCCCTATCATGCCGGGTAAGCGACTAGGTAGTTTGCCTGGTCGCTTTCCTTTTTTCGACCAGGTGGTCATCAATTTAAATCAGAACAAGAATCGGAGGTACTATGTCACAGGCTTCAGTCTTACGATTGGTGAAGTCAGCGGCCAAACAGGCCGTTCCCACCCCGCGGACGGAAATAGAGATCACGATGGCGATGTTTATCAAGGCGCTCAAGCAGCAGAATTACTCGCCGGCGACCCAGGAGAAGTACGGCCATCACCTGCGCCGCCTGGCCAGTTTTCTGGCCGCCTACCAGGTGACCCGGCCGGCGGAGATCACGCGGGAGTTGCTGCTGGATTGGGGGGCCAGCCTGCCGGATACCTGGGCGCCAAACACGATGAAACAGGCTATCGCGGCGGTCAAGTCGTACTTGAAATGGTGCAACAGCGTCAAGCCGCCGTTCATTACGGAAATCCTGGACGACGTGCTCAAGACGCCGAAAGTGGGGAACCGGGAACAGCGGACCCTCGACCTGGAGGAGGCCCTGCGGGTGATCGATGCCTGCGACGGAACCCGGCGCGGCCAACGCGACCGGGCGCTGATTTCGCTGATGCTCGACGGGGGGCTGCGGGCGACGGAGGCCTGCCGGCTGCGGATCGATGGCCTGGAGTTCGACGTGACCCGCTTCGACCCGCTGACCGGGGAGAAAATCCTGGTGAACCGGGCGACGGTCCGGCGCAAGGGCGGGAAGGAGCAGCGGGCGCTGTTTGGCCCGCTGACGGCCCAGCGGATCCGCGACTGGCTGGCCGTGCGCCAGGCCCGGCCCGGCGTGGAGGAGCTGTTCGTCAGCGTGGGCGGGACCAGGCCTGGCACCGGGCTAACCCGCGACGGCCTGCGAGTGATCGTCCGCCGCCTGGCCAGGCAGGCCTCCGTCGCCCATTTTTCGCCGCACGCGCTGCGGCGAACGTTCGCCTGCCTGCTCGACGAGGCCGGGGCCAGCAGCCGCAAAATCCAGGCGTACGGCGGCTGGGCCAACATCAAAGAAGTCGAGATCTACACCCGCAACGCGGAACTGGAGCGGCAGTACAACCAGTACAGCCCGGTGTCTTTCCTCGAAAAAATCAGCAAGATCAACAACCAGGACACTGTCCCGGTCCCGAGGGATTGATTCGGGAACGTACTGTTCCCGAATCAAGATAGTCGCTTGACCGGCCAACTGAGGGTTGGGGGTTCGAATCCCTCCGGAGGTACAAAAACACCTGCCGATTCTTGTTCGGTTGGTAAAGAGCGGCGTCTCGATTCGTGTACCCATTTGAGTACACGAATCGAGACATACACTTGCCTGGCCTGCACTCACCTGCGCTGGCGCACGGGCGCCAGCGCAGGCAGGTCAACCGGCGACCTTCACAGCCACCGGCCAGCCGCTCACCCGTTGAGCGGCTGGCCGGCGAACGTGGGGGTAAACTGGCGGGAACTATCATGTTCCACCGGGTCAGCCTGGCCCTGACGGCGCTGCAAGGAGAGTGCGCTCCCCGGTCGCCGGATCATCTGCACTGACATAAACCTTGAAGTCTTCCTGGCAGAGACCGGTCGCTGGATCAACTGCGCCGACACAAACCCTAAAGTCACCCGGGTAGAGAGCGACCAGCCTGGTATAATCGCCGCCGCACTGGCGCAGGGCGGAAAGAAACACGTCGAGCCGCTCCGGGGCCAGTTGGAGCGTTTGGCCGTAAGCCTTGACATCAAAGGGGTCTTTCATCCCGACATGGGTGGTGTCAATAGAGAGGGTGTCCCCGTTGGCGAGGCGCACCCAGAAAGACAGGCCGATGGTAATTAGTTCGATGTCGTACGACTTGCCATTATTTGAAGACATAAATCTGTAATCCCTCCTGCCCTTAACCGGGCCGGTGTGACATTGGAAGTAATTTTCGTAGCATCTAGACCTCGGAGTTTGACTATGGCGGCAAAATTAACCGCAGCTCAGGGCGAAGCCCTGCTAAAAGTTGTTGCTTACCAGCGCCAGGCCGGCCAGGAACTGGTCTTTGTCCTGGAGACCGGCGGCGATGAAAACCGGATTTACCCCTGGAACCAATTTAGAGAAACCGTGACGACGATCCCGCGAGAGTACGTCACCTTGTGGCGAGAGTCCGGATACATCACAACTGGCGAGAGACCGAAGAGCGGCTCTGTGACAACCTTCATCCTGCGCCAGGAGGCCCTGGATTACGAGCAATAGGGTGGTCGAGGTCCTCGATGTACAGGCGAAGCCGCCGTTCGACAGGCGGTAGTTTCCGGTCCACCAGGTAGAACAGAGACGCGATAATCCGCCACAGATGGGCCTCCTCGTTGGTCTCAAGCCAGCGAAAGAACAGCTTGATCAGGAAATAGACGGCGGCGGCAAGAAACAGGGGTTTGGTTTTCATAATTCAATACGCGATCCCTCCATCTTCGGACACCTGCCTAGTACCGCAGGTACAGGTGGTGTGGTTGAGCCCTCCCTCTCTGTTGACTTTGGCGAGTTCGGGAGAGGTGCGGGCGGGTTCGTGAGTGTCAGCGACAGTTGGCGCGAACGAAAGAGAAAAGACACCTTCACCACAAAACGGTGGGGGTGTCTTTTTTTATTGCTCCCTTTGTTCGAGTTCGTCGATAGTGACGCCCAAGACGTCCGCGATTTTGCGCAGCGTCTCGTAGTTGGTGCCACCGGGGATGGTGGGAGCATCCACAATACTTTTGACATTGTGGGGAACCATCCCAATCTTGCGGGCCAGGGCGTATGAAGTCAGCCCCTGGCGCTTCAACAAAACAGGAATTCGATTCTTTCGCTCTGCCACTGCCAGCATTAACTACTCCTTTCTGAAAACTCAAGTTTGATCATAAGAATATCACACTTTTTTTAGTGTGTCAATAGTAGTATACACTTCTTCTTGGATATGTACTTGACAGTATACACAATGTATGATATACTCTTAGATATCAGTCGATACCACCTCACCCGCCGGGTGGAGGCCAGCCCCGAAGGGCCGGGAACTTGCTCTCACCAGGAGCGCACATGACCGGGGCGGCCCGACTGAAGCCAAGAGAAATAAAAAAGGCCCGGCGACACCCCCAGTGCCGCCAGGCCCAGCCCCAAAAAAGGAGCAAACTCTGTGACAACTATCATACTCTCAAACGACGAAATTGTCAACGTACCCGAAGGCGCGGACCCGGAGGCGTTCAGGCGCTACGCCGAGGGCCTGGTGAAGCGCTCAGCGACCAGCGACCAGCGGCCAGCCAGGCGGACACGAGCGAGCCGGGCCGGCAGTCACCGCCGCACGCTGCGGACCGCGGTCCCGGTGGTCAGCGGCTACGAGGAACAGGCCCACCAGGTGGGCCGGGCAATGGGCGAGTTGGCCGGCCGGGTCAACGGCCGGACCGCCGGCGACCAGCCCGGGGAAACGAGCAGTGTGCTGGTCAACTGCGGCGGCCGGTTTTACGGCGTGGTGGAGGTGTCCTGATGAAGAGGACAGGGCAGGAATGCCAGTTTTGCGACCAGCCGGCGGCGGACGAGACGGCCGCCATAGGCCTGGCGCTCTGCGAGAAACACCTGGACCTGGCGGTGCTGTGCGAATACATCGCCGACGAGAAACGACCGGTGACGGTCAAGACGGTCACGGCGCTGCTGGCTCGCTGCCGGGCAAACAACGGCAGCCTGGCGATCGACGAGGCGGACGTGGCCTGGCTGCTGACCGGCGAGTTTGCGAGCCGGTACGCCGGGAAGGGGGAGTAATGAGCCTCCTGCAAATGGTAACCCGGGCTCACGAGGCCCAGCAGGCCGACCTGGCCCGGATGGTGGCCGCGTACGAGCTGTCGCAGCGGGAAATTGTCCGGCTCAGGCAGGACCGGGACGCCCTGGTCACCTGCGTCATCTTGTTGATCGGCGTTTTGGACCGGGCCGGTCTGGGCGGTCCCGAGGTGGAGCAGGCCCGGCGCGTGGCCGGCAACTGCCCCCCGGTTGAACTGGCCAGGCCCGGCGACCTGCCGGCCCCGGTGCTCGCGCGGGCCTTTATAGACGCCTTCGGCCGCCGGCGCGCCTGCTACATCTGTAGCGGCTGCGGGACGGAGCACAGCCCCCACGACGGCCGGACGCCCGCCGGCGTGGCCGGCTCGCCCCACGCCAACTGCCCGCGCGGTGGGGTGTGGCAGGAGGTGGGCCATGCTGCCCCTTAACCGGCAACGCCAGCTCGGCCAACTGAGCCGGCTGGCCCCATCGGAGTACAATAAAATCAGCCTGGCGATGCGGCGCTACCCGCAGCTCGACTACGGCCGCCTGATCGCCCGGGCCATAGCCAACACAGCCAAGGAGTTAGAAATGAGTTTCAAAAAAATGGAAAAACCCGAGTTTCCGCCCCGCCTGTGGGTGCTGGTCGGTTTCCCCGGCAGCGGCAAGAGCACGTTCGCGACGCAGATGAAATCGCCGCTTTTGCCCGTCGACGCCGATCATCGTTTCAGCGAAGTGGTGAGCCTGGTGCAGGGCGACGTGTACCAGCTTTCCCCAAAACCGGAAGACGCGGTCGACCCGGAAGCGATCTACCGCATCCTGGGCGAGAATATGCCCGGCAGCGGCGTCAAGACCATCGTCGTCGACAGCCTGACCACGATCATCACCCCCATGGTGGTCCAGGCAGTGCTGGAGGCCGACGCCCGGCGCGAACGCAACAAGGACAAATCCCAGAAGGACAAAGAGAATTTAATGGCCCCCTTCAAAGATAAGGCGCTGGCCATGCGGCTCTTGCAGGACGCCATCACCCGCTGGGGGACAGACGTGTTGTGGATCTACCACCTCCAGGAGGGCCGGGACCACAGCGCCGAGGAGGTCACCCGGCCAACGCTGAGCAAAACCGAGCGGGCCAGGTTGTACCGGTCGCTCAACCTGGAGCTGCACGTCGTCGAAGATCCGAACGGCGCCACGGGCACTTCCTCCGGTCGCCGGCGCGGGATCGAGGTGGTCTGGGCCAGGCAGGGCCGCAGCGGGATGAAACTGTGGGACGACACGGGCCATTGGACCGGGATGCCCGAGAAGATCGAGCAGGCGGTTTACGGCGGGCTTTCCCAGGCCGAGCAGGCCAGGATCGCCCAATCGACGCCGGCCATATTCGCTACTCCTGAAGCAGCCATTGACTGGGGGATGAAGCAGGAGGGCGCATTTAATGCCTTACGGCACGCCAAACACGCTTACGAGAAATTGCAGCGGGAGAACCCGCAGGCCGGCGACGAGCAATTGAGCCTGCTGTGGATCGAGGACGTGGAGCGCCGGCAGGCCGAGAACCAGGCGGCGCCCACCTTCAAGACCATCGACGACCTGCTGTTCCGGCTGCACCGGGAGTTCGGGCTGGGCGAATCGGAAGCGAAGGCCAAGTTGAAGGAGCTGGGCCATAAGAGCTTTACCCAGGCCAAATCCGGCCAGATGTACGCCGACGTCAAGGCGGCGCTGACCCAGCAAGAGTTCGAGTTTTAGTCCCGTGTCCGCGCGGCGGACACAGCGGAAAGGAGAAAAATCGATGCCGTGTAACGGAGTGAGTGTCGCAACCGGCCGGGTCCGGGAGGAGCTGGCCGAACTGATCGGCCCGGTGGAGCAGGCGGCGCTGCAGCAGGCGATCATCGCCCTGCTCAAAAAGCAGTTCGCCCACCTGGGCCAGGTGGAAGTTCAAAAGCTGGTGTACGCCCACAGCAGCCGGCAGGTCCAGGGCGTCGCCCTGGCGGTCGGCAGCCGCTACCTGGTCAACGTCCGGGACGGCCGGGTGACGGTCAACACTCGCGGCCGCGCCCGGAAAGGCGAGGCGCGCATTGTGGAGGAACTACAGACGGCTATTACCGGCCTTTTGACCGGCCTGGCCGGCCTGGTTCTACAGCAAAAAATTATCAACCAGGTGCGCGAGGCCGGCTACCAGGTGACCGGTGAGACGCGGGCGCCCAATGGGGCCATCGTGATCGACGTGGAGGTGTGAGATGTTGAAGCAGCTTAATGCCATCCTGAATCGTTTCCTCTTACGTTTCGTGGCCTCATTTATGGTGTTGGCCTTCGACCGGATAGGCGGGCCGAATTACCTGGCCATCCATTGCGAGCACCAGGACCGCCGGTTCATCGTCACGATCCAACTTGAGGACGGCCGGTCAGCCGACGAGATCGTCGACGAGCTCAGGGCCGAAGTAACCCGGCTCACCGTCGATATCCTGAAGTTGATCGAGGCAGGCGAGTTCGCCGCCAGCGTCCTCAAGGCGCAGGGGCTGTACGACCTGAGCGAACAAATGGCCCACCAAAAACTAACGGCCACCGTTACGGCGGCCAGAGGAGGTAACTCGTGAAGGCGCAGATCGTCGTCACCCTGGACGGCGAAATCCAGGTCATTACCCGCGAGGGGAACTTTGAAGAGGGCCGGCTGGCCATCGAGCAGCTGCTGGCCACACTGAAGGCCCAGGGCGTCAACGTCGAATTGGACGGCCCGGTCGAGCAGCACCGGCACGACGACGCCGGCCAGGTTCGCCGGCAGGTGGAGGCAAAATGATCTACAAAGCGAACCGCGAGTTATTCGAGCGCACGTTGAACGACTGTTACGAGCTGGCTCGCCAGGAGATCGAGGAGCACCCGACTATGGAAATGGCGCCCAAGGTAATGGTCGCCCTGCAAGACGACGGGATGACGCTCGACCAGCACGCCGTATCTATCAGCGTGCTGGTCGAGCGCCGGGACGGCCGGGTTTTTCTGCAGGATCAACCGAGGCCGGACGGGGTCACGAGCCCCTTGCTGCGGGAGTTCTTTCTCGGCTACGCCGAGGCGTTTCTCACGGCGAAACGTCAAAATCCAGGCTGAAAAAATCCACATAGGGAATTTATCCGAACGCCAAAGGAGAGGTGTCGAATGACCACCAAGACTAAGACCAGAAAAAATAAACTCGAAGAACAAGTCCCGGCGCCGCCCGCCGGGGAAAACGGCGCCCAGGTCGAGCGACCGCCCTGGGTAAGGCGGCTGCTGGACCTGTACGAGGCCGGCGTGGCCCACGCCTTCGTCTGCCACTTCAACGTGGCCGACTACGTGAGCCCGGAAGCGACCGTTTCACCGGCCGCTTACCTGGCCCGGCTGCTGGCCGGCCGGCAGGTGGTGGCCGTCTACAGCCGGGACCGGGGCATCACGTTCCCGGTCGAAACGATGCGGCAGAAAGCGCTGGAGCTCCTGGGCCTGGCCGAGCCGGCCCAGAAAGCGCCGGCCAACGCCGCCCTGGCCGCCCTGCAGTCCATCGGCGCCGCGCCGGCCGCCCAGCAGGAGCTGCCTCGTTCGCCGGCGGCGGCGCTGCCGCTGCTGGACAGGCTGCTCCGGGCCACGGATGACAGCGGCAAAACGGCGGCCGTCATCATTGAGAATGCGGAGCTCATCATTCCCGACGGGCCGCTGGCCACGATGAGCCCGGATGACCGGACGGCCCTGGCCACGATGGCCCGCTGGGGCCGGGACCCGGAGATCGTGAACGCCGGCAACCCGGTGTTCCTCATAACGAACAACATTGCCAGCCTGCACGGCGACCTGCGCGCCGCCGGCAGCCGGTACGAGGCCATCGAGATCCCGCTGCCCGGGCAGGTCGAGCGGAAGCGATTTATTGACCGCTACCTGGACGCCAGAGGCGCGCACGCCAAAGGCGCGCAGGGCGGCGAGCGACCGGTCAGGTTTGAATCTGGTTTGAGCGCCGAGACCGCGGCCAACGCCACGGCCGGGCTGTCGCTGCTCCACGTGGAGGATATCCTGCTGCGCAGCACGAGGGCCGGCCTGGTCAGCCAGGCGTTAATTTGGGAGCGCAAGCAGGACATCATCCGCACCGAGTTCGGCGACGTGCTTGAGATCATCGAGCCGCGCTTTGGCTTCGCCGACGTGGGCGGCCTGCAGCACGTCAAGGACTTTTTTACCCGCTCGGTCATCCGGCCGATGCGTGAAGGGCGGAAGGCTCGCGTGCCGATGGGCGTGCTGATGACCGGCCCGGCCGGCACCGGCAAGAGCATTATGGCTGAAGCCGTGGCCTGCGAAGCAGGCGTGAACGCGGTCCGGCTGCGGATCGGCGGGCAGATCGCCTCGATGTGGCAGGGCCAGGGCGAGAAGAACCTTGACAAGGCTTTGCGGGCCATCGCCAGCCTGGCGCCGACCGTGGTCTTCGTCGACGAGATCGACCAGGCCATCGGCCGGGGCGACGGGACCGGCGGCAGCCAGCAGGACCGGCGCATTTTCCAGCGCCTGCTGGAATTTATGAGCGACACGTCACACCGCGGCGAGATCGTTTTCCTGGCGGCGACCAACCGGCCGGACCTGATGGACGCGGCCCTGCGCCGGCCGGGGAGATTCGATAAGAAGATCCCGTTTTTGGTGCCGGACGGTCCGGAGCGGGGAGCCATTATCGATGTGATGGGGCGACGTTACCTGGGGGTCGAGGCCTGGTCAAAGGAAATTCTGGAAATTTTGCAGTTGACCGAGGGCTGGACCGGCGCGGAAATTGAGGCGGCCGTGGTCAAGGCTGCTGAACTGATTGAGGATGAAGGCTTGTCGCCGTCAGCCGCTCTCCTGGAGGCCGCGCAGCGGCTCAGCCCCTCGACCGCCGATATCGAGCTGATGACCTACCTGGCCGTGCAGGAGTGCAACGACCGGGACCTGCTGCCGCCCCGGTACCAGGAACTGCTGGACAACCGGGCCAGGCTGGAGGAGAAAACGCGCGCCCTGCAGCAGGCCGAAGAGCCCGGGCTGCGCCGGCAGCGAAGCTTATAAAAACCGTACGCTCACCTGCCTAGTACCGCAGGTACGCTTGCGCCCGCCCGCACTTGCGTGCCTGGGCAAGTGTGCGCCAGCGCAGGCAGGTCGCGTACTATTATGAATCGGGAGGAGCTCGATGCAACCGCTTGAGGACCTGCGCCAGGGCCTGGCCGAGGCGCTGAACGAAGACCCGGAACAGATCAAAGCGGCCAACCCCCGCTGGCTGCAATTGATGCAGGAGGGGGTGCTGGTCTCGCTGCACATCGGCCGCTGGCGGGCCAAGAGCCGGCTGACCTGGCACGACCTGGGTATCGAACTGGACGAAAAGGCCGACCAGGAACTGCAGGAGATCGTGGACCTGGGCCACAAGAAGCTGCTGCCGGCGTCGGTGTTAAAGGAGCTTGACTCCATCGATTCGGCCGCCCGGAAGTGGCTGGAGAAAAAAGCCTTCCGCACCTACTGGGGCTTTTTCGTGCCGATCACCGCCTACGAGGAGTGGAAGCAGGGCAACGAGGAGCAGAAAGAGCGGTACTTCGCCGCCCGCGACCGGTTGGTCGAGGAGTACGACCAGGTCATCGATGAGCTCTTGCGCGGTTACCGGCTGGCCGCTCGTGGGACCTACCACCGGCTCAAGCGGCTGCATCCGAAAGCGGTCAAAGGGTTCGCGGGCGAGGACGCCTTCGTGGAGACGTTTCTGGACGGGATCGAGGCCTCGCTCTTGTCCGCCATAGCCATCCGCGAATCGTTCTACTTCGACGTGGAGCTGCGTTACGTGCCGTTGCCCTCCCTCCTGGCCGAGGAGCAGGCCCAGGCCGACGTAACCCAGGCCCAGGCCCGGACGGAAGTGGAACGGCTGCAGGCGCAGCGCCGGCTGGAGGAGGAGCAGGAGGAGGCCGCGCGGGAGAAGATCTGGGCCGAGACGCGGGCCGCCCGGACGGCCGCCGCCTGGAAAGAGCAGCTCATGAAGGATATGCACGCCGACGTGGTCGAAAAGGCCCGCAAGCAGAAAGAGAAGCTGGTGGATGGCTTTTTGCGCGACGTGGTGGTCCAACTGCGCAGCCTGGTCTACAACGCCAGCGTCGACGTGCTGGGCGCTATCGAGAAAAACGCCAGCCTGCCGCCCCGGTCGGTGGTGCAGCTGCGGAACCTGGTCGACCAGGTGAAGAGCCTCAACTTCTACGGCGATGAAGAGATCGAGCAGATGATTGCCGCCGTGGCCGGCCAGGTGGACCGCCAGGCCGAATACCGGGACCTGGCCGTGATCGAGGCCAACCTGCGCGATATGGCCACGGTCGTCCGGGCCAGCCTGATCGGGCTGGGCGAGCGGCCGCGCCAGGCCCGGACCCTGGGCGTGGTCGACGAGCCGACCGGGGAAATGGTCCGCCAGGCCCGGCGCGGCCTGGGCCTCGCCGTCGAAGACGCTGCGCGTGCCGAGTGGCCGGAGCTGCGCCAGGCGCGGGTGACGGGTTAAGGCGGCCCGGAGAAACCCTCAACGAAGGTCAAGTGAAGGAGATAGAAATGGGTTTATTTGGAACAGGCGACGGAACAGAGAAGCCGAACAACCTGTTTGGCACGGCAAACTGGAAACCAAACAAAAAGCAATCCACGCTCAAGCTGACACCGCACACCACGAAGCCGAAGCCGGCCTCCAGGGAGTCGGAGACCCCGGAGGAACGGGACTACAGGCTGGGCTATGCCCTGGTCTGGTTTGGACCAAACCCGGAAACCGGCGAACCCGACATGTTCGCGGGGGACAGGCGCATCCCCTCTCACGTGGACGCCTGGTTAGAGTGGGAGGAGCAGGCGGTTCGCGAGGGCCGGCCGGGCTTCGACCAGGAGGGGCTGGCTCAAAGCCGGATCGCCGCCAGGCGTTGGAAGGAGCGCTACGGGAAATAGTAAAATGACCCCGTCCGGGTACAATCACTGGCTATGGAACCCGAGCTTAACAACCAAATTGAATTGAGGCTGTGCCTGACCGAGTTCGAGGCCCTGCTGCTCATCGGCTGCGTGCGCGAGCGGGCGGAGGAGGCGGAACGGGTCCGCCGCCTGCTGCCCGACGTGGACCCCAAGCGGCTGGAGGAATGGAAGCGGCTGGCAAGCCTGGTGGCTACGGCTATCAGGACGGCCCAGAACGGGCGCGGTTAGTACCTTTGGGCAAGATGAAAGTGATACTTGTCACTAGCAGAACGGTTGTTTTGATGGTATGATGCTGGCGAGAGGTTGCACGTTAATGGTCGTAAAGGTCAAGGTCGAAGAGTGGGAAGCCTGGCATTTCCTGGCGCTGTTCAAGCAGATGGCGGTTGAGGATACAATGGATCGCCGGCCAGCCTGGAACAAGCTAACGCGCCTCCTCGCCGACGGGCTCAATTCCAGCTACCTGGCCTGCTCGCCAATGTTCGGGGGTAGGGATGCCGGAGAACAGTAGCTACGCTGAGTTCCTGGACCGGGTGCGGGACTGCAATAGCCATCTGAAATACGGCCAGATCGTGTGGGACGGCGAGGAACGGCAGGTGGTCACGTCCATTCACTTCGAGTTGAGCCGGCAGGAGCCGGCCGAGGTGGTCAATTTTAGAGCCTACGACTTTTTCAGCAAGCTTGATCCGCAGGACTATCTGGCTCTGCGGATCGAGGTGGACGTGCGGGCCGGCCGGGCGGTCCGGGCGATGCTGAAGCCGCGTGATGGTTGCGGGGTGGTCAGGACCGGGATGACGGGCCGTCTAAAGCACCTCGTTTCCGGGCTCGATCTTCAGCCCGAGTAGATTTACACCAAATTTATAATTGCCAGCGCCTGGCTGGCAATACTCCTCCAAGAGCGAAGAACGCGCGGAGGTCCACAGACCAGCACTGGTCTTAGGATCTTCGCGCGTTTTTTGTATACAAAAGCATAATTGAACCTGGGCTCGAAGTATGATAAATTAGGAGCACGATGAACCACCGACCGATTCCGCCCGCACCGGGACTACAATTTCTCACCACCAGGCAAGTCATTGAGCTTGATGATTACCTGGCCACGGCGGCCGCAGCCATCCGTCCGCAGCGGACGGGGGCAATCCTCACATTAGTCATGAACGAGCACGGCCAGCTCGTGCAATACGGTGAGCCGATGCTATTGAGCAGGATCAACGCGAGGCTAGCAGCCTAACGACTGGCGCCAAAAAACCGAAGAGCCAAATATGCCTACTGATGAGACATCGATCCGGGGGCAGTCCGCAGACGCGGACTGCCCCCTTTTTGTTTTCAACAAGCTGACAAAACGCGAGCTTGACGTACTGACCCTGGCCGCGCGGGGCTGCACCGGTAAAGAGATCGCGCGACAATTGTCTGTGGCGGAAATCACGGTCAAGAAACACCGCGAGGCGGTGGTCAAGGCGCTGGCCGCGGCGAACATTACTCACGCGGTAGCGATCGCTGTAACCAGGGGACTCATTGGACCAGATACTTTTTTAGCCGGCCGACCTGAGAGGGCGCAATAAAAATGGGTGATGACCCTGTGCGCAACCGATTTTTGCAACAGACACAGGTGGGATGAGTGGGCGCCCCTCTCTTTCTCGCAACCGGCTTTTTGATCGTTTTTGTAGCTGCGGCTGTGTATGGCTACCGCCAGGCAATCAATCAGGCCAATACCAGGCCAATGCCTCCGCCAGCATCTTGGCGGAACAGGAGAACAGACGAATGGACCAGCAACAGGTAGCAGCTCTGGAGACGGAGGTTCAAGAGTACGAGCAGATTCATCGCCGCGATGTCCCCGTTTCCACGCTGGGCGACTTCGCCGGCCGGCACAGGATCAAGCTGGCCTACCAGGATGACGGGCAGTTGAAGCCCCCAGCGCCCCACCTGGCGGTCGAGCTGATCAAGGACCTGGCGGGCAAGTGTTACCGGTTGCTCTGGATTTACGGCCCGCACTACTGCCTGACAGGCGAGAACCGGGCGCAATTCCGGACCAGGGCGGCCGCAGTCGCCGCCGGTGTGGAGCTGGCGGCCAGCAAGGGGGCCAGGTTCCCGGAGGGCAGCCGATGAAAACTCGCTTAGTCGTCACCATCACCGCCGTTCTGGCCCTGGGCATCGGTATCCTGATTCCCTCCCTGCTGACGGCCCTGGTCGCCGGCGGGCTGTTCCTGTCCGCCCAGTTCCAGGCGCCGGCCGCCGATCCCGAGGCCGAATACTATAGGGGCCTCTATGACGCCTGTGTCGCCTTGACACACCAGCGTTCACGCTGCCTGGATCAGGTCACGGCCTCGAAGGCGCGCGGCTGGTACGAGCAGCCGTCGGAAGGTTGGCGCTGGCCGCTGCCTGATGCAAGTGTTCAGCCGGCCGGGCAAGGCCAGGAGTTCGAGGGATGAATCAGCGCACGCGCAAGCAAAAACTTGAGGTCGCCAGGCGGCTGTTCGATTACCTGTTCCTGCTCCGCTACGGTCGGGAGCCCGAAGACTGGGAGCAGGTCCTGGGCCGCGCCTTTGTCACCGGCGCGCTGCAGGTGGTGCGGCCACCTGCACTGTGCGCAGGCGCAAGTGTGATCGACGACAACGCGCTGGCCAGGGTGTACTACGTGGCCGAGGATGTGGCCCGGGCGCTCAGCCTGGTCGAGCGGTCGGCGGGTCAGCCCTTAATTGCTTGTGATTCTCTTAAATAATCACAAGCAATAGAGGCCCGAAATGAACGACCTGACAGTCGCTCCGGAGCACACTTGCACCGCCGCAAGTGCGGGCCGTCTAGCATTGGCCGGACAGGCAGCCAACCAGGCCGCCGCCCGGCGAGCGTTCGACGATTACCGGTCGCGACGCGCCGACAACACCCTGCGCCGGCAGGACGCCGACCTGGCCTTATTTGCCGAGTACCTGGCCGACGTGGAGATCGAGGCGGGGGACCTGGCCTTCGACCCGGAGGCGTGGGCCGGCATTACCTGGGGCATCGTCGAGGGATTCGCTCGCTGGCAGCTCCGGCAGGGCTATGCCATCGGCAGCCTCAACGTCCGGCTAACCACCGCCAAGGTGTACGCCGGGCTGGCCAGCAAGGCCGGGGTGATCGAGCCGGGCGAGGCCGTCCTGATCCGGGCCGTCAAGGGCTACTCTCAGAAGGAGGCCCGGCGGATCGATCAACGTCGGCCGGTGAACCGGGTCGGGCGCAAGAAAGCCCGCGCTGTCCTGTTGACCAGAGACCAGGCGAACGTGCTGAAGAATCAGCCGGGCAACACCGGCCAGAGGAGGCGGGATCGGCTTTTGATGTGCCTGCTGCTGGACCACGGCCTGCGCTGCGGCGAGGTGGCGGGCCTACAAGTGGACGACATTGACCTGGCCGAGGGCCAGATGAACTTTTACCGGCCGAAAGTGGACAGGCGGCAGATCCACCAGCTCACCCCTGACACCCTGCAAGCCGCGACACATTACTTTCGACTGGACGCTCCGGAGCGTGGCTCCGTGCTGCGCGGCAGCCGTAAAGGCGGCGCGCTGGGCGACCCGGGAATGAGCGAGCAGGCGATCACCGCCCGCGTCGCGCTCCTGGGCCGCCAGATCGGCGTCACGGGCCTGAGCGCCCACGACTGCCGGCACTATTGGGCAACGACGGCGGCCCGGAACGGCACCGACCCGTTCTCCCTGCAGGAGGCGGGTGGGTGGAGTTCGCTGGCTATGCCGAGGCGATACGTCGAGGCGGCCAAGGTCGCCAACCAGGGCGTCAATTTAGGACACTGTCCCGGTCCCGAGGGAGGGACATATGAGTAAGCAAACCAAGCCAACTGTTGCCGGATTGCGGAAAGCGGCCGAAGAGCTGGTCGCTCTCTACCCGGCCACCAGGCGCTTCGAGCGCCTCAAGGAGCAGGTCAAGGCCGATATGGCCGCCCTCAATTGGGACCAGGTTGCCGTCGCCGGCGGCGTGGTTAAGCTCGACCGCTACGACCGGACCGAGATTCCGGTTAGCCTGGCGATCGAGCACCTGGAGGCTATGGCCGAGAAGATCATCCAGCGCAAGACCACTGTCTCCATCGAACTCCTGGACGCCTTTGTCAAAGTCGGCGAGATTCCGGCCGAGACGGCCAAGGCTCTCAAGGACGCCGGCAATAAGACGCCGGTCACCTCGCTAAAAATCACCACACTGCCCAGCGATACGCAGCCCGCACTTGCTGTGCTGCGCGCTTCGCGAGTGTGCTGGGTCGAGGGAGGAGCCTCTTGAAACACATCACCACCATTTTTAATTTTTTCCGGGCCTACTGGCCCGAGGTAAAACAGTGCGCCGCCCTGACCGCCGAATTGTGGTCAGAGCTGTACAGGCTGGCCTTCAAGCTGGCGGCCCAGCTGCGACTAGACCAGGCGGTCTACAAGGAATACACGTGCGCCGGAACGCAGTGCAGGTGTATGGACGCCTTTGATCAGGCTTTTGGCGAGCAGGCCGATGAACAACCTGGATCTTAGCACCTGGCCCACGTGGGCCATTCTGGTTCTGCTCGTCGTCAGTACGTTCAAAAGCCAGATTGGCCTGGTTATACCTACGGCCGTGCGCGAATTTTTCGCCGCTCGCCGATTTAGCGCTCGCCAGCAGGTCGGCGAGACGCAGCTCCTCAGCCTCGTCCAGGAGCGAGACGACTGGATTCGAAAAGCCCTCGACCGGAAGTTGGATCGATTGGTTGCTGGCTCCGACCAGACGAACGAGCACCTGGCGGCCATCCGGGAGGCCCTGGCCAGGCGATGAGCAACAAGCAAGCTGCCTTCGTCGAATTCTATCTCCAATACTGGAACGCGACGAAAGCCGCCGAGCTGGCCGGCTACGCTCACCCGCGCCAGGCCGGCAGCCGGTTGTTGTCAAATGTTGACATTCGGGCAGCGATCAAGGTCCGGCTGGAGGAGATAACCCTATCAGCCGACGAGGTCCTGGTGCGCCTGGCGGAACAGGCCCGGTTCGACCCGTTGCGGTTCGTCGATACCGGCAAGAGTGACGAGGTAAAGATCGATCTGGTCAAAATCGACCTGGTCAAAATCCGCGAGGCCGGCCTGGGCAGCTGCGTCAAAAAAATCGCCTACGACCGGCACGGCTATCTGGTGGTCGAGTTTCACGACAGCCAGGCGGCGCTGCGGCTGATCGGCCAGCATCGCGGCCTGTTCGCTAACCGGAACCTGAACTTCGACATGTCGAAGCTGAGCGACGAGCAGCTGCAGCGGATTGCCGCCGGAGAGGATCCGATTGAAGTCATCACCTAAGCAGCAAGCGGAGGCCCAGCTTGAGTTGCGCCGCCGGCAGCGCGCGGGGACGTCACTCTCGGCCCGCTACCGGGATGACCCGGACGGTTACGCCCGCGACGTCCTGGGTGTCAGATGGTGGCCGAAACAGATCCAGGTAGCCCGGCTGCTTCTACAGCCGCCGTACAGGGTCCTGGTCAAGGCCTGTCACAAGGTTGGCAAGACCCACCTCGGCGGCGGGGTCGTCAACTGGTGGTACGACAGCTATGACCCTGGCTTAGCGCTGACCACGGCGCCAACCGATCGGCAGGTCAAGGACCTGTTGTGGAAGGAGGTTCGCAAGCAGCGGCGCGGCCGCGGCGGATTTCCGGGGCCAAAGATGCCCCGCCTGGAATCGAGCGAGGATCACTTCGCCCACGGCTTCACGGCCAAAGACGGCGCTTCGTTCCAGGGCAACCACAGCGAGCACACGCTGATCGTGTTCGACGAAGCGGTGGGGGTCGATTCGATCTTCTGGGAAACGGCCGAGTCGATGTTCAGCGGCGAGGGCCATGCCTGGCTGGCCATCTTCAACCCGACCGACACGTCGAGCCAGGCGTACACCGAGGAGATGCTGGGCGGCTGGCACGTCGTCAGCATCTCGGTGCTCGAACATCCGAATATCATCGCCGAACTGCGCGGAGAGCCTCCGCCGTTTCCGGCGGCAATTCGACTGGCCCGGGTAGAGACCCTGCTCCGGAAATGGTGCCGGCCGGTCGAAGCTCCCTCCGGTCGGAAGGCGACGGACGTTGAGTGGCCACCGGGCAGCGGCCAGTATCTCAGGCCCGGCCCGATCGCCGAGGCGCGCCTGCTAGGCCGCTGGCCATCGCAGGCGACGAATAACGTCTGGAGCGACGCGGCCTGGCAGAGCGCGGAGCTGCTGGTCCTGCCGGAGCCCGCTGACGAGCCGTGCGAGATCGGCTGCGACGTGGCCCGTTACGGCGACGATTTTACGACGATCCACGTCCGGCGCGGCCCGGTCAGCTTGCACCATGAGGCCGCCAATGGCTGGTCCACGAGCGAGACGGCCGGCCGGCTGAAGCAACTGGCGGACCGGTGGGGCCAGCACTGTGGGACCGAGGGCCGCGAGCTTGCGGTCAAGGTGGACGACGACGGCGTGGGCGGCGGGGTGGTCGACCAGGCCGGCGAGTACAACTTTATCCCGGTTTCCGGGGCCAGCGCCGCCTTTGAGTCGGAGCACTATCCCAACCGGCGCAGCGAGCTGTGGTTCGCCACGGCAGAGCGGGCTGACGAGGGGCGGCTGAGCCTGGCCCGGCTGCCGGCAGAAAGCCGGCGCGAGATCCGGCGGCAGGCAATGGCGCCGACGTGGAAACTGGACAATCAGGGGAGGCGCGTGGTCGAACCGAAGGTCGAAACCAAAAAACGAATCAAGCGCAGTCCGGACGATATGGATGGCCTCAACCTGGCCTATGCCCCCGGCCTGACTTTCGATATAGGGTTTTTCTAGTGCTAACACTGGGAGACATCATTCACAGCGCCCGCAGCTTCCTGACGCTGCAGCGCGGCGGCCTGGCTACACGCCCCTTCGGGCGCGCCAAGGGCGAAGCGCCCGAACAATTACGCGGCCTGGGCAACCCGGTCACCCGCGACGTACCGCCGGGCGGGCAGTACCAGGATTGGCGATTGTGGCAGGACGAGAGAACGGCCCGGCTGGCGTTGGCCACGGGCTGGTCCTATGCGGCCATCAACAAGATCGGAATGGCCAGCCTGCCCTCTTTCTTGAACATCAAGAGACGTGTGGGCGAGGAAACCGAGGACATCCCCAACCACCCGCTGGAGCTGCTGGTGCAGACGCCTAACCCGGATATGAGCCGGGAATACCTGTGGCTGCACACGATCTACTCGCTCTACATGCGGGCGGCCTACTGGTTCCTGTATCCCGACCTGCACGGCAACATCGGCGAGATATGGCCGATGCCGTTCAACCGGGTCCGGCCGCTGCCGGATATGTCGTCCAATCCCGAGCGGCTGTTCGCCGGCTTCATCTACACCTTCCAGGGCGGGCAGGAGATCCCTATCCCGGTCGACAACGTCATCTACCTGCGTTTTCCCGACCCGTTCGACCTGTACGCCTCGCTGCCGCCGCTGCGGGCCGCAACCCGGCCGGTGGTGCTGGACAACGCCCAGAGCGACTGGAATACCAACCTGTTCGACCAGGAGAAGGGGCTGCCGGCCAGCATCGTCAGCGTGCCGGCTGAACTGTCGAACGAGCAGTTCAACCGGGTCAAGGCCGAGCTGCGGGAGAACGTCGGCAAGCGGATGGTTACCCGGGCCGGGACTATCGACGTGGAGTTTGCCCAGGAGACGCACCAGGAAATGGAGTTCCTGGCCGGCCGCGAGTTCAATCGCAAGGAGATCTACGAGACGCTGGGCGTGCCGCTGGAGACTGACAAAGAATCCTGGCGTTGGTTCCTGGATAACACCGTCTGGCCGGTGCTGACGATGCTGGCCGGTCAACTCACGACTCAGCTCGTGCGGCCGTATTTCGGCGAGAACGTCTTCGCTGAGTTCGAGGACATCCGGCCGCAGGACCGCAGCCTGGAGGTGCAGGAGGCGGTGCAGTACTGGCCGTCTTATTCTCTCAACGAGACACGCGAGCAGCGCGGAATGAAGCCGCTGCCGGCGCTCAAGATCGAGGCGGAGGGATTCGAAGGACTGGACCTGTGGAGCGACATTCCGACCCGGATACTCGACCAGGTCGTGGGCCTGGTCGTCAAGATACCGGGAACCGCAGCGGTTCCCGGCTTCGCCGCGCCGCCGTCGATGCCCGGCAGCGCCGGGGCAAAGCACGCCCAGGTGCAGGAGGACAGCGAGGCCGCCGGCGTCGAGGACGTGATCGAGGAGACAGAGCCGGCGCCAGAGGACACGGCCGAGGTCAAGGCGGTTCGGGCTGCGCTGGGCGCCTGGCAGAAGATTGCCATCAAGCAGGTCAAGTCCGGCCGCTCACCGCACGTGTATTTTGACGATTCCATTCCGGAGAGCACTTCGTATGAGCTGGCCGCCCTGCTGGGCCATTGCCGGAACGAGGCGGAAGTCAAGGCGGTATTCGAGCACCTGGTTATTGTGGGAGACAGCGCCACGAAGGCGACCTTGTCCGCCGCGCGGACACCCGGCGAGATCCCCGAGATCCAGCTTAAGCTTGAGGAAAAATTTGCCGGCCCGATGCAGAACTGGCTGTCTGAGCAGGCCAGGCGCATCTCCCAGGCAGTCGGGCCAAACGGTGAACCTCCCCCGGCGTCGTTCTGGGCCGAGGAGACAAAGCTACTGGACGGCTTCCTGGATCCGTTCGTAAACCGGTGGGGCGAGGAAGGCATCAGCGAGACGGTCGTCGGCCTGGCCAAAAGCAGGCTGGGCCTGGACGCGCAGGTCAATGCGCGCGTAGCAGAGTGGGCCGGCAAGCACGCGTTGAAACTGGCCAAAAAATTGGACGAGACCACCAAGGAATTGGCCCGGCCCAAGATCAAGCAGTGGCTGCTGACCGGTAAGCCGCTGCCTGCCTTAGAGAAAGATCTGGCCGAGGTTATCGCCCCAGCCTGGCGGGCTTCGCTCATCGCCTCGACTGAGGTGACCCGGGCTTTTGCCGAGGTGAACCTGGAGATCGCGGGCGAGTTGGACGTGATCAAGGGGGTCACATGGTTGACGGCTAACGATGAATTAGTCTGCCCCATCTGCGGGCCGCTCAACGGGGCGACGCGGCCCAAGAAGCCAGGGGCGACATTCCCGGGCGGATTCGACGCTCCGCCGGCGCATCCGAGGTGTAGATGTGGTCTCAGTTTTAGCCTATGAACGTCAATTTCACCGTCAAGGGCGCCGAGGAGTTGGTCCGGACCCTGCGCAACACACAATTTGTCCTGAAAGAGCTGACCGACGCCACCCAGAAAAGCCGGGTGGTGGTGCACCAGCGGGCCAGCAGTTACCCGCCGCAGCGGCCAGGCTCGACCTATCGGCGCACCAGGCGCCTGGGCAATAGCTGGGCGATGAACACCGAGCCATTTGCGACTGGCGTGGAGACGTTCGTGAGCAACCCGACCGAGTACGGGCCGTATGTGATGGCCCCTGAGAACGAGGATCCTCACCAGGCCTGGATGCACGTGGGCGTCTGGCCGACGACGCGGAAGATCCTGGAAGAGAAACGCCGGCAAATCGTGGGCTTCTTTACGGTGGCCAGGGACAGGATCGTGGAGACGCTGAAAAGATGAGCACGCTTTATGTTTTCGTTGGCTGGCCAGGCGCCGGCAAAAGCACCTACATCCTGGAGAAGATGGTCCCGGCCGCGGTTCGCGTCTCGCACGACGACCTGCACCGGATGATGACCGGCGCCTGGCGCGCCGAGAAACGGCCGGTGTACCACGCGGCCGAGGATGCGATCGTTGAGCAGTTGCTGTGTGGGGAGATCGACGTAGCGATAGACCGGATCAACCTGACGCAAGGCGAGCGGGCGCGCTGGGTCCAGATGGCCCGCCGCTGCGGCGCCCGGGCCGTTTGTATGGTGCTCGATACGCCGCTTGAACAGGCGTTGGCCTGGAACCAGAGCGAGGCCCGGCAAAGCACGAATCACGTTACGCCGGCCGACTTTTACGAGGAGTGCCGGCGGGTGCGGACCGAGCCGGCGCTTGAGGAAGGCTTCGACGAGGTCCGAATTATTAACCCCTGAGGGTTAAGGGGTTCAGGAGGGGTTATGCCCTGGGATGTTTTTTCAGAAAACGGTAAGCATTGCGTCTACAAGGTAGGCGACGACGACCAGCCAATAGGCGATTCTCTGGGCTGCCACGACAGCCCTGAGGAGGCGATGGAGCAGGTATCTGCGCTCCACGCCAATGAGGCGGCCAAGGCCGTCAAAGCCCACACCGGGGCCATTGTGGCCCTGATGATCCCGCCCGAGGTGGCCGGCAAGCTGGCGCTCCCTGGCGGTGAGCCGCCGGAGGAGATGCACATCACCCTGGCCTACCTGGGCGAAACTGGCGGGATCAGTTCGAAGGCCGCCCGGGCCATGGTCCAGGAATGGGCCGCCCGTACGCCGCCCGTGACGGGGATGGTCAACGGGGTGGGCAAATTTAATCACGACGACGACGGCCAGGCGGCGTTCTATGTCTCGTTCGACGCACCCAGCCTGCCGAGGCTGCACGATTCGCTGATGAGCCATATCGAGTACCAATATCCGCCAATGCAGGCTGGCCCGATGCTCCACGGCTTTACGCCGCACATCACCCTGGCCTACATCGCTCCGGACGCGCCGCTGCCGCTGGAGAGTATCGAGGCGATCCCGATCACCTTCGAGCGGGCGAGCCTGCTGTACGCCTTCGAGCGGTTCGACTTCGACCTTTTGGGCGAGCCGTACATGTTCAACGGCGCGATGGTCAAGGCGATCAAGAACGACGGCGGCGAGTGGCTGCTGGACGTACTGGGCGCGCCCTACGGCGGGCCGGTGGACGGCAAGGACGGCGACGGCGACTATTTCGACGCCTCGACCGATTTCTGGTTGGAGGAGATCGGCAAGCGGCCGATCGTCCACTACCACGGCTGGGACACCAAGGGCCGGCCGACTGACCCCGAGATCATCGGCGAGGAGCTGGGCTACGAGCAGCGAGAGGACGGGATCTGGTTCCGGGTCCTGCTGAACAAGGCCAGCAAAACAGCCGGGGACATCTGGGAAGCGGCCCAGAAGGGCCTGGCCCGGGCCAGCTCCGGAGCGATCCAGCACCTGATCCGGCCGCTCAAAAAAGCGGCTGATGGGCACATCGATTTGTGGCCCATCGCCGAGCTGTCCCTGATGGACACCCGCAAAGGCAACATGCCGGTCAATAGCTACGCCGTAGCGTTGCCGGTGATGAAAGCGACCTACAAGGCCGCGCACTTAAATTTGAAAATCTTGACCGATTCGGCGGTAGATGCGGACGCATTGGCCCGGAGTGGCCAGCCTTCCGGTGCGGGGGCGGCCGAGGCAGGTCAGACGAATCAACCAAACAAGGAGACTGAAATGCCTGATATCACATTAGACGCCATCGAGGCCTATCTGCAAAAGCGGGAAGCCAAGAAGGCCGATGAAGCGCGCATCGCGCAATTGGAAAAAGACGCCGAGGAGCTGAAGACGCTCAAGGCGCAGATCAGCGAGGCCCAGGCGACCCAGGACGGCCGGCAGCAGATCAAGCGGCTGCCCAATCCGGCGCCCGAGGGCGAGTCCCCGGCGCCGGTGAGCGTGTCCAGTCGCTGGGACGGCTTCAGCGTGGGGCAGCTCGGCCTGGCGTACGAGATGCTGAAGGCGACCGGCACCCTTCCCTCTTCGGAGCTTTACCGGGCCATGCACGCCAAGGCCTTGAAAGCCGTCGAGGCGCCCGACTACGCCGCCAACCAGATCGTCCGCGACGCCCGCGGTAACATCCTGCGGGAGTACGCGCCGGACGAGAGTCAAAAGGTGGCCCGGGCGGTCAAGGCCCTGAACCCGATGCAGCTGGCCGACCGGCCGGCGATGAAATCGAACGAGCTGATGCGGTCCGACTACAGCAGCTACGGCGACCAGTGGGTGCCGGCGATGTGGAGCCCGGAGTTGTGGGACCTGGTGCGCAACGGCGCGCCGGTGCTGCGTCGCTTCCGGCAGGTGGAAGTGCCCGGTGAGAGCCTGACCATCCCCACCCTGGCCGGCCGGACCACGGTCTATAAGATCGCTCAGACGGTCAACCAGAGCGAGCTCACCCTGGCCGCCGCGGCCGCCCAGATGAGCAAGGCCACGACCAGTAACGTCGTGCTGACCCCGGTCAAAGGGATGGCCTGGGTGTCCTGGACCGGCGAACTGGGCGAGGACAGCATTATCCCGATGCTGCCGTCCTTGCAGATGGCGCTGAAGCAGGACCTGGAGGAGCAGATCGACGAGATCCTGATCAGCGGCGACACCGAAACCGGCGCGACCAATATCTCCGACTACGCCAACGGCGCGGTCGCTACGACCTGGCACCTGCTAATGGCGAATGGCCTGCGCGACTACGCCCTGGCCAACTCCAACGCCTCCGATCGGGGCGCGGTGACCGCCGAAGACTTTACGGCCGTGATGGCCCTGCTGGGCGCCGCCGGCGCGTTCGCCCTGGACCCGGACAAGCTGTTCTGGGTTTTGGACCCGGGCGTGTACCGCAAGGCGCTGACCCTGGGCGAGGTTTTGACCGCCGAGAAAAATTCTCGCGGCGTGGGCACGTTCGAGAGCGGCCGGCTGGTCAAGGTCTTCGGCTCCGACGTGGTCGTGTCCGATAAGTACGGCCTGACCGACGTCAGCGGGCACATCCACAACACGGCCAACAACAACACCAAGGGCTCGTTCCTGCTGGTGCGGCCCGACCGGTGGGTGGTGGGCTTCGGCCGGAAGATCGTCATCGAAAGCCCGGCCCGCGACCTGACCCAGATCGTGACCGATACCCAGCATCTCATCGCCTCGTTCCGGCTGGACTTCAAGAACAACGGGGAAGGCTCGTCCTGCGGTTACAACGTCACGGTTTAGGCCGGGCCGCGCGAGCTACCTGCTGAAAAAATCAACCGGGGGGAAGGGGCAGCCCTCCCCCCATCGAGGAGCAACGATATGAAACACTTAAAAACTCTCTGGCCGACCCTGGCCATTCTGCTGATCGGCCTGTTGGTGGCCTTTTCGCCGGCCGGGTCAGCCATCCGGGCCAGCCTGCTGTGCGCGACCGAGGCCGGCAACTGCGTCGAGGGCTGGAACGGGGTGGACCTGGCGCTGTTCTCTGACGAGGGCAGCACCTCCACTTTTAACGTAGAAGGCTCGGTGGGCGCGGTGCGGGTAGCCGCGCCGGCGGCCATCGGCACGGCGACGCCGGCGGTGGTTATCGACTGCGCCGGGGCCAGCAATTGTTTCGAGGTTCGCGACGCCGGCACGCCTGTGTTTAGTGTGGCCGACGGGGGCGGGGTGACGTCGGCTAACACGCTCGATTCTGGCAGCCTGAATAATGTGGTGGTCGCCCAGCCCACGGCCGCAACCACGGCCACGCCGGCGGTAATCATCGACAGCCTGGCCGCCGGCGCGAATCTGCTAGAGGTGCGCGACGCGACTACACCGGTCTTCACCATCAACAACGGCGGGGCCTGGTCGTCAATCGGAGCCGGCACCCACAGCGGGGCGCAAACGGTCAACAGTAACATCGTTGTATCTGCTCCCACGGCGGTCGCCACTGCCGTACCGGCCGCCGTGGTTAACAGCGCCGGGGTGAGTAATCTGCTGGAAGTTCGCAAGGCGTCCACGCCGGTCTTTACGGTCGGCAACGGCGGGGCTGTGACCGGCCTGGTTTTCCAGGCTGCTGCAGCGGGCCAAAAGTGCATTATGGGCACCCAGGTCATTACCGGCGCGGCTGCCGTTACTCACGGCCTGTCGACTCCTACCGCGGCGCAATTCACGCTGGCTGAGGACGTGTCGGGTGACGGGGCAATGGTAAGCTATGTCAACTCGGCCGCGGTTATCACCGCGTCGATCTGGACATCCGCGGCCACTCCCGTGGCCGCATCGGCCGGCCACACCGTTTCTTACTGGATTTGCGGCACGCCGTAACCATCAGGGGCGGGTAACACCGCCCCTTCACTTGACTGGCCTGCACTAGACCCTTGGGTCAGTGCTAGTGTACGCAACAGGTAGCGAGGGACTATGTCTACTTTAGAGCGCAGGTTTGACCCGGTTACGCTGGCGATTGTCAGCGGCGCGGCCGTTACAGGCGGAGTTGACGTGCGGCACGTGGCCGGCATTGATGTGCTGATACCAGGCACCTGGACGGCCGCCACGGTGGGCGTGCTCAAATGCGATACCGCTACGGGCACGTTCCGGCAGGCATATTACTACACCGAGGCCGGCGTTAAGACCCGCATTCAAGTGGGCACAGCGGCGGATAAACCGCTGGCTAACGAGTGGCACACTATCCCAGCGCAGTTATTCCCGGCCGGGTACATCCAGCTGCAATCCGAAGACGGTAGCGGGAACGCCGTCAACCAGGCCGGCGACCGGGCGCTCGTGCTGGCAATGAAGAGCTGATATAGCGCGGCGGACGAAAGAGGATTGTGTGCGGCGCGGCGGGGGACCGGGGCGGGACAGTACCGATTATATGGTCTAAGGTGAGCAAATGAGCTGGGAACACGCATTATTAAATCCGTTGTATCGTAACCGTGGCGGCGTACCTGAACCTGTCGCCGATTTTTCCGTTGACGATACTGCACCAAATAATATTCAGGTGGTGCAGTTCGCCGACCTGTCCGAAAACGCAACCGAGTGGCTGTGGAACTTTGGTGACGGAACCTCAACTGAGCAGAACCCGACGCACACGTACACCGCAGCCGGAACTTACACCGTGAGCCTAACCGTCACCAACGCAGCCGGCGAAGATACCGCGACTAAGGTTGATTACATCACGGTGAGTGAGGCCACGTTTGCCGAGCGGATGCTGGCGCTGCCCGGCCTGATTGCCTACTGGCCGTTGGCCGAGACAACCGGGACCGTAGCTGATAATGCAGAAGGATCGGCAACGCGGGACGGGACGTACAAAAATGCGCCAACGTTAGCCGGGACACCATTCCCAGTAGGTGACAACGTTGTCTCGTTGGATGGCTCAAATGACTGTGTAGATATTTACGGTATCGCCCCGGCATTCAATGGCACAGAGGGGTGGGCTATCGTGTGGTTTCTTGACCCCGCCCCTGGTACGCCAGTAAATGACTACCTCCTGTACCTGTTTACCGATGGCAATAATCAGGTATTCTTGGCCAAGGATGCCACAACAGGTAGCCAATACAAATTGTTTTATCGAGCTGGTGGGGGAACAACCAAAACCACGCAGTTGTATAGCTCGTCCACCAATTGGCATATGATGGCACTTAGTTGGTCGCAATCTAATAATCAGGTCTTATGGTGGATGGACGGGGTTCTAGCCTCAACATTGACTGCATCGGGGACGTGGGCCGGGGCGTTAGCCGCAGCAAACGCTGTCATTATGGCCGCCTCAAATACCGGGGGACTGGCCTTCGCGGGCAGCGCGGGACACTGCGCCATTGGGGCCGGTCAACTTTTAACATCTACCTTGGTGGAGCAGGTGTACAGGTCGGTTGTTCCTAATGTGTCCGAGATTGCATTTGCCGGAGATTCAAAAATGGGCGGTGGTATTTGGGCAGATTTATTAGTCGGCTTGACAACCAACGCAACTGGCAATTTCTGGAGGACTAATCCTCGCCCGTTTGCATCATCTGGCTGGACCGCCGCCTTATTGCATACCTATTTGGACGCCAATATTGGCGCAGCATCTGGCAATCCATCAATCGCTTGCATCAATATCGGAGTTAACAATGCGGCTTTGGCCTTACCACCAGAAGCAGACTGGAAGGCTGACCTGGTGGGCATCGTTGATGCATTCCGGGGCAAGTGGCCGACGATTGATGTCTACATCTCGAAAATTTGGGACAGGCGTGACCCGGTTGACTGCGCCACGCTCAATACCTGGATTGACGATGTAATCGCCACACAGGCTTATATCCACGCCGGCCCTGATGAAAGCGTGTGGCTAGAAAATGGTGATGATGGAATAACGTATACTAGCGACGGTACACACTACAACGCTGCCGGGCAAGTCGAAGCCGCTAACCAGTGGAAAGCAGCCTTGGGCTACTAGGTCACATAATTGTCACTGGATGGCCGGATTGGATGTGCCCCCGACAGGCTCGGCCTGCGGGGCGGGAGCCCCCAAGTACCCAGGCGGTGACGGGGCGCGGATGGTGGGTAAGAAAAAGACACTAGACCAAGTGGAACCTGCCTGGGCTGGCGCACACTTGCCCAGGCACGCAAGTGCGGGCGGGCGCAAGCGTACTTGCGTACTAGGCCAAGTGGGATAGGCCACATAATAATAAGGAGTTTTAATGAAGATCAAAATGTTACACCACTACCACGGCCGGCTGTCCGGCGACACCCATATGAACCCCGGCACAGAGCACGACGTGCCGGCCTCGGTCGGCCAGGAGCTGATCGACCGGGGATTTGCGATGGATGCCGAATCGGGGCCGGTTAGGCCTAACGAAGGCGAGGCCCCTGGCCAGGCGGAAGCACCATCGACCGCAGAGCCCCAGAAGGCAGAGGAGCAGCCGCAGGAAGCGCTCGCCCCAGAAGAGGAACCGGTGGGAAAGACCCTGCCGGAAGCGGTCGCCCTGGCTAAGACGAAGCGGAAGGGCCGATAAATGCCCACCCTGTACGGCACCCTGACCCAGATCCGGGCGCGGCTGCCGCAGTTGACCGGCACGGGCGATGACAGCCTGCTCCTGGACAGCCTGGAGGATGCCAGCCGGGCGCTGGACGGAGCGACGCACCGGTTCTTTTATCCCAAGATCGCCACCCGCTACTACGACTACCAGGAGCAGGCCCAGCTCAAGCTCGACGAGGACTTGCTGAGCGTGACAACCCTGACCACCGACAACGAGGCGACGACCATTGAAGCGGCCAACTATTTCCCGATGTGCGGCGATTCGTACAACCTGCAGCCCTACGACCGGATCCGGCTGAAGGCCGATGGAGCCTCTGTTTTTGGCTACTCCGGCACGAGCCAGAGGAGCCAGAAGGTGATCGGGGTGTGGGGCTGCCACGACGACTACGCCGGCGCCCACGTGGCCAGCGGCGACACGGTCCAGAACGCAACGCAGATCAGCAGCTCCGGCACGACGCTGCAGGTGACCAGCGGCGCCAATTTCCAACGCGGCCAGACGCTGCGCATCGAGAGCGAGTGGCTGGTCGTGTCGGCCATCAGCGGCAATAACCTGACCGTCGAGCGGGGGCAAAACGGCTCTACGGCCGCGACGCACGCGGCCGGCACGGCCATCGATATCTACCGGCCGATGCGGGACGTGGAGCGGGTGACCCTGCGGTTTGCGGTCTGGCTCTACAAGCAGCTTGAGGCGCCGTTCACCTTCGAGCTGCAGACCGATGCTGGCGGCCGGGTGATCATCCCGCCTAACGCGCCGCCGGAGGTGCACCGGTTCATCAAGCACCGGCGGAGAGCGCTATGACCCTGGCCACGGCTATCGACACCCTGGCGAGTGTGAGCGTCAGCGGGGTGACCAAGAGCTACTCCATCGATAACGTGCGCGGCGGGGTGAACAACCCGGACCTGCCGGCGCTGATCCCGCTGCCGATGAGCGGCCAGACTGTCCGCGCGGCGTACGGCTACGCGGTCACCTCGTTCGAGGATACCGACACGATAAGGCACCGGCTGCTGGTCAAGCCGGAGGAGGTGGCCCTGCAGGGCGAGGCCATGGCCCTGACCGTGGACCTGATCTGCGCCTACAAGACGGCGCTGAAGACCCTGGTCACCCACAGCGGCGCGGACGAGATGACCTTCCGGCGCTACGAGGCCGGGATTGTCGAATGGGGCGGAGTGAGATATTACGGAGCTGATTTTTTCGTGGAGGTGGTACTCAATGACTAAGTCTAACAAGACTTTCCTGGTTCTCCGGCGCATCCACAGCGACATCCTGAACCGGACGCACCTGCCGGGCGAAATCGTGGACCTGAACGGCTGGCCAGAGAAAATTGTCAAGCTGTGGGAAGCGCGGGGCGTGATTCAACGCTTGCCAGACGTAAAAATTTTTGACACAGAGGTGACCCGTGGGCCTGAGAGGTAAGCATACCAAGATCTGGGTCGGCGGCTACGCGTTGACCACAAAGACCAGGGAGGTCTCTCCCATCTCCATCGCCTACGACGAGCTGGAGTCCAGCGCCTACACCCAGGACCACAGCACGCTCAAGGGCCAGGCCGATTCAACCATCGGCCTGAACGGCTATTTTTCCAAGGCGACAGGGGAGTTCCACGACGGGGTCAAAACCATCACCGACAGCGCTGTGCTGGTGTCGACGGTGTTCGGCGAGAACGCGGCGCCGGCGGTGGGCGATATCGCCCTGAATCTGCAGGCCCAGCGGATCAACTACCAGGTCAACCCGAATCTGAGCGATATCATCATCGCCTCCGGAGACTTCCGGGCCCGGGGCACGCCGGCCGAGTTCGGGCTGCTGCTGGCCGACCTGGCCGTGACCGCCAATGGCCAGCAGGCCAGCGTGAACAACGGCGCCGCCTCCGCTAATGGCGGGGTGGGCGTGCTGCATATCACCGGGCTGAGCGCGGGCGATACCATCACCGTGTTGATCGAGGACTCGGCCAATAACAGCGACTGGGCGACGCTGATCACTTTCACCCTGGACGGCTCGGCCATCGGGGCGGAACGGCTCGCGGTAACGGGTGACGTAGACCAGTACGTGAGAGCCAGCTACACCGTAACGGGCAGCTCGGTGAGCTTCCCTATTGCGGTTTTATTTATCAGAAAATAGGAGGATTGTATGGGCCTGAGAGGCAAGCATACCAAAATCGAGTTTGACAGCAGCGCGCCGGCGCTGACCGACATCACGACCCACGTGATGGAATCCAACGGCATCCCGCTGAGCTACGACGAGATCGAGGACAGCGCCTATAGCCAGGATCACAGCACGATGAAGGGCCAGGGGGACAGCTCGCCCACGCTGAAGATCAAGTTTAACGACACGACCCACGCCCTGTTCACCCACGCCACGACCGGGGCCCTGTTCAGCGACACGGCCCGGACGCTGACCATCAGCTACGGCGAGAACGCCGCACCGGCTGCGGGTGACCTGACCGTCACCGGCGAGTACGTGGTTACCTCGGTGACGATGGAGACGGCCAAGGACGGCGAGCGGCTGATGAACGTTTCCCTGCGCCTGTCCGGCGGCACAATGCCGGCGTTCGGCACGGTGAGTGCCTGATAATGGCTACCCAACATTGCCCGCACGGGGATCTGACCCTGACCTTCGCCGGCGAGTGGAAGGTCAGGCACTACGAGCTGTGGGCGCGGGGCAACCGGGACGCGGCCGAGGCGTTCGGGAAAGACGTGAGCGTGGGCACGATGCGCCTGTTCGGCTGTATCGCCCTGTGCGACCGGATCGAGGGCGAGCTGGCCGGCGCGTCACCGGGCGACTGGCCGCTTGAGGTCTACAACTGGATCATCGACACGGTCTATCACGATTCGTTCGCGCGGGCGCTGCACCCGGAAAAAAACTCCTCATCGCCTGCGCCGATTACGCCGGCGGCGTAGGCGAGCCGCCGCACGAGCTGGCGCTGGCCTGGGAGTGCCAGCGCTGGGGGATGCCGGCGGCGGGCGGATACTTCGATCAGCCCCTGGGCCTGATGCGGCGGATGAACGCCGCGCTGACCGTGTATAACGCCTTCAAGGGCGTCCGGCAGCTCCAGGAGGGCAACAAAAACCTGGTGGACCTATCGGCGCAGGTCCCGGAACTATTCGAGGTGGTCAACAGCGTGGAGCAGATGCGGGATGGCTGACCGGCTAACGATTGAAATCAGCGGCGACGCTCACAAACTTATTTCGGCCCTGAAGGAGTCCGGGGTCAACGTCGATAAATTCACCGACAAGGCCAAAAAGGGCGGCAAAGAGGCGTCGGCGGGAATGGGCGGGCTCAATAGCGCCATGGCCGGCCTGTCGCCGGTCAGCCTAACCGCAGCCGGGGCTATCGGTGCGCTGGCTGCCGGGCTAAAGACCTCCATCGAGCTGGCGCGGGTGCAGGTGGCAGCGGAGGCGCAGCTTAACGCCGTCCTGGAAAGTACCCACGGCGCGGCGGGGCTGACGGCCGACGAATTAAAAAAACTGGCTTCCGGACTGCAATCGGTAACGAATTATGGCGACGAGGCCATCATTCCGGCCGAATCCTTACTCCTGACCTTCACCAAAATAGGCGGAGACATCATCCCGCAGGCTACCGAAACCGTGCTTGATATGAGTACGGCTTTAGGCCAGGACCTGAAGTCGTCTGCTATCCAGCTCGGGAAAGCGTTAAATGACCCGGTGGAGGGCGTAACCGCCCTGAAACGCGTCGGGGTGAGCTTTACCGAAGCGCAGATGGAACAAATAAAAACGATGGTCGAGGCCGGCGATGTAGCCGGGGCGCAAGCGCTGATTCTGAAGGAGCTACAGACCGAGTTTGGAGGCAGCGCCAGGGCCGCCCGCGAGGCGGACGGTGATTTCATCGCCGCCAAAAACTCGCTGGGCGACCTGGGCGAGACGATTGGCAAAACGACCCTGCCGGCAATGACCGCGCTTAATAAGCAGGTCATCGCCGCCGCCGATGGCTGGAATACGACCATTAGCTCATTGGCGCTTTTGGACGAAGCTGCCGAGCGATACCGCGATAACCAATTAGAGGCCGCCGGGGCAACTGAAAGCCTTACCGAAAGTTGGGCCAGATCGTTGCCAGTTGTCAGTGGTGTGATGAAAACCTATGACCTTGTTTCTGGTTACGTTTTTGACCAGGAGAACCTGGCTGAAGCGGTAATGGATACGGCCGGCGCGACTGATACCCACACCGATTCACTGGGCGACAACCAGGCCGCTATTGAGGATAACACGAAAGCCCTGGAGGAGCAGGAGAAGCAGCAGCGGGAGTTGATGAATACCCAAGCCGGGTATTTTGGCGATTTGGCCGGCCTGCGGGAACGGGACCGAGAGCAGGAAGAGGAGTACGTCCGGGCCGGGATCGAGCTTGCTGCCGATGCGGCCGAGCGAAAGGTCCAAATCGCCGCAGACCTGACCGAGACGCTCGCCGACATCAATAAGCAGGAACTGGACGACCGCGAGCAGATGACCGAGCGGATGGTTGATCTCGACGAGGACCTGGCCAAAAGTCGCGAACAGCTCAGCAAGAAAATCAAGGACCTCAACGAGGATGAGGCCAGGGATAAAGAGCGATTAAGCCGGAAGCTCGCCGATCTCGACCGGAACCTGGCCGACAGCCGCAAGGAATTGACCGATAAGCTATCCGACCTCAACGATGACGAGGCCGCAGACAAAGAGAAACTTACTAAGAAGTTAAACGACCTCAACGAGGAGGAAGCGACCAAAAAGGCGGAGCTTATCAAGGAGCTGCAGGGCAAAGATGACGCCAGGCTGCAGGAAGAATTAGCCAAGCTATCGGAGAGCAATGATAAAAAGCGGTCCATGGTCCAGGAAGAGTACAACGAAGTCGAGGCCGCCTATACCAAAAAGTGGGTCCAGATTCAGGAAGATATGGCCCGCGAGAAAGAACAGTACGACAGGAAACGGCAGCTTATCCTGGAAGAGCAGAAGGAGCTGCGCGAGAGCTACGACGAAAAGCGGGCCATGGCCCAGCAGGATATGGCCGAGGCCGAAGCCAATTACAACAAAAAGCGGGCTATAGCCCAGCAGGAGCTGGATGCCCTGGCGGCGGACTATGCCGACAAACGGGCCAAGGCCGAAGCGGACGCGCAGGCCGAGCTGGCCCTGATCGAGAACACTCTGGCCGAGAAAAAAGCCAAACTCGACGCCGACCGGGCCACCGAAGAAGAGGCCAACGCCAAACACCTGGAGGAGCTGAAGCTCAAAACGGCCCTGCACGTCCTGGAAACGACCGGCCAACTGGAGGAACTGACCAAGATCGCCGGGATCAAGGCCAACGACGCCTATGAGCTGGTCACCGCCGGCATCATCAGCATCGATGGAGAATTGGGCAGCGCCCTGCAGAATACCCTGCAGAATTTCAGCAACCAGACGGCGGAGGTCAACCAGACCGCCGGCGCCAACGCGACCGCGCTGCAGCAGATCTATACCGGCAGCTTCTCGGCCATCGGGGCCGGCAACAGCGAGATGGCGGGTATCCTGGTCCGCAACAGCCGCGACATCGAACAGGCGGCTATGGCCGCGGCGAGCGCTTACGACCGGATGCGGGCCAGCGGGATGAGCCGGGGCGATGCGGCCGCCGGCGCGCGCTACACCGGCCAGGCGGCCGCCTCGGGCGCGATGCCGAGCTTCGACGGCGGCGGGGTGGTCCCTGGCCCGAAAGGCGCGCCAATGCCCATCCTGGCCCACGGCGGGGAGATCGTGTTGACGCCCGGTCAGCAGGGCGGCGTCACCATCGGCAACATCAACCTGTACGGCGTGCAGGACCCGCAGGCGATGTTCGAGGCTATCCAGCGGGAAGCGCGCAACCGGGGAATGGGGTTTGTAGGTGGCTGAACCAACCTGGACCTTTTGCATTGACCTGAATGGCGACGGCGACTATACCGACGACGGCGAGGATATCAGCGCCTACGTCAAGCGCGGCCGGTGGCAGCTCGGTTTTGCCGAGCCCTTCGAGCCAATTGACCGGGCGGCGACGCTGGAGCTGGTGCTGCGCAACGGCGATAAGCGGTTCTCGCCGGAGTACGAGACCGGCGCGCTTTTCCCGGACTTCACGCGGGGCAAGGTCATCAGGATTCAATCGACCTACAGCGGCACGACCCGGACGCACTTCATCGGCTGGATCGACAGCATCGAGCCCACGCCCAACACCAAGGCCGAGCGGGAGTGCGTCATCAGGAGCAACGGCTTTATGATCCTGGCCCAGGACAGCGAGGTGTACGTTCCGGTCCAGGAGGATAAGACCGCCGACGAGGTGATCGAGCTTTTGCTGACCAACTCGGGGATGCTACCGCCGGGTTTTACCGGCCGCTGGATGATCGGCTCGGTTGGGTTCAGCGAGCTGGAGGATAACACCATCCTGGGCGATGTGTCGGACTTCCTGAGCGCGGAAACGGGCAAATCGACTTTCTCTATCATCGGCGATCAGTGGGGGGCCGGCAAGGTGCGCAACTGGGGCAACGCCTCCGGCCGGGGGGTGACCACACCCGGCGGCACCAGCGTTTACGGCGCCCTGCGCGACGTGGCCGGGCGGGAGGCGGGCCGGGTGTTTGTCAACCGGGCCGGGGTGCTGGTGTTCTGGAACCGGCACCACCTGATCCTGGACACGACCCTGGACGCGACGTTCGACAACTCGATGCAGGCGATGAGCTACAGCTACGGCGACGACATTATCAACTCGGTCGTGGTACAGGCCCACTCTCGGACCATCGGCGGCAACAACGAGACGCTGGGCGTGGTGGACCAGGCCGTGCTGATCAAGGCCGGCTCGTCGACGACGATCACCTTCCACTACGTGGACCAGGCGACCGGGCGGGAGCTGGCCGGCAAAAACGCCGTGGCCCCGGCCCAGACGACCGACTTCACCGCCAACAGCGCCGCGGACGGCTCCGGGGTGGCCTATACCACCTCGGTCTCGTCGGCCATCGTCCAGGAGAGCGGGTCGAGCTGCCAGGTGACCTTCACTAACGCGGCCGCGGTCGACGTGTACCTCCAGAGCGGCGCCCAGATTCGGGGCATCAAAATCACCGATTACGGGCAGGTGGACGTCAAGCGGGAGGACGCGACCAGCGTGGCCTCTTACCGCCGGCACCGGATGACCTACGGTTTTGCGATGGACGATGTGGCGGTGGCCGAAGGGGCGGCGGCCTTTTTCCTGGATATGCGGAAGGACCCGCGCGGCCTGGTGAAGTCGATCACCATCCAGGCGTACAAGGACGCCACGGCCCTGACCCAGGCCCTGGCCCGGACCATCGGCGACCGGGTGCGCATCGTGGAGGACCAGACGGCCGTGGACGCGCACTACTTTATCATTGGCGAGATCTTCGACCTTCAGCCCGCCGACCTGCGAGTGACCTGGCTGCTGGAGCCGGCTTCATCGTCGGCTTACTGGGTCCTGGGCACGGCCGGATTTAGCGAGCTAGGAGATACGACGATAGTCGGGCCTTATTAGGCCACGAGGGAGAACTTATGGCCTGGACTGACCCATCCCAACGCAGCAGCGGCGATATGATCACGGCGGCCATCTGGAATGCCGACGTGGTCGATAACCTGGCCTACCTGGTGGGCACGGTGGAACCGGAGCTGACCAACCAGAGCGGCGGCACGCTCACGGCCGGGGCCGTGGTCATTGCCGATGCCAGCAACGACAGCTCGTTCACGACCACGACCACGGCCGACGACCCGCTGGTGATCGGGGTGGTGATGGAGAGCATTGCCAACGCCGCCGCCGGTCGGGTGGCCACGGCCGGCATCGTGACGGTCAATGTGCAGGGCAATGTCGCCCGGGGCGATTTCCTGAGCACTTCGACCACGGCCGGCCGGGCCAAGAGCGCCGGCGGCGCGCGCAACGCCGGCACGTTCGCCCGGGCGCTGACCGCCTACGCCGGCGGCGGAGCCGGAACGGTGACGGCGGTTGTGCTGAGCAAGTGCTCCGGCGAGTTTTTCATCGAATCCGGCTGCGTTTTCTGGTTCGTTGGCGCGGCGCCGACCGGCTACACCGAATACACCTCAGCCCGAGGCCGGGTGATCGTGGGCCTGCCGGCTGCGGGAACGAACACGGGCACCGTGGGCAGCGCCCTGACCGACCAGTTGGACCAGACCCACACTCACCCGTATAGCCAGGTGGACGATCACGCGCACGTCCTGGGTCCGCTGTATGCGACCCCGGCCGGCGCACAACACCTCCGGCAGGGCGATTCGACTGTGGCCGGGTCTATTACCACCGATTCCTTTGGCTCGGCCAGCGCCACCAGCGGCGCCGGATCGCATATGACGCCTTATATCCAACTATTAGTGATCGAGAAGAGCTGATATGGCCTGGACAGACCCGACCCAACGCAGTACCGGCGACCTGATCACGCAGAGCGTCTGGAATACCGACATCGTCGATAACCTGGCCTACCTGCTGGCCGCGGTGGAGCCGGACACGCTGACCAACCGCAGCGGCGGCACGCTCACGGCCGGGGCCGTGGTCATTGCCGACACGAGCAATGATAACAGCTTCACCACGACCACGGCGGCGGATAACGGCCTGGTTATCGGGGTGGTGATGGAAAGCATTGCCAACGCCGCGGCGGGAAGAGTGGCTGCGGTGGGCGTGGCAACGGTCAACGTGCAGGGCAACGTGGCCCGCGGCAACTACCTGAGCACGAGCACGACGGCCGGGCGGGCTAAAGATGCCGGCAGCAGCAAGGCGGCGGGCACGTTCGCCATCGCCCTGACCGCCTACAGCGGCGGCGGAGCGGGAACCGTCACCGCATTGATCCTGCCGGCAATGAGCGCCGGGGCGATACCTTCAAACGCGGTCCATTACACCTCGGCCGGCGCGGCGCCGGCCGGCTACACCGAGTATGCCGCAGCCCGAGGCCGGGTGATCGTCGGCCTGCCATCTGCGGGAACGAACACGGGCACGGTCGGCAGCGCCCTGACCGACCAGCAAAACCCAACCCACACCCATACGTACACTATGCCCAGCCACAGCCACACGTTCGCGTACGGCGGCGGCAGCCCCGGAAGTGGCGGGATTGCAATAAACTCGAGCTCCGTTCTCACCAACACCCCGTCCACGTCGACCACGGGCGGAACGGCGACGACAGACACGGCTAACACTGTGATGCCGTACATCCAACTCATGGGAGTGCAAAAGGACTGATTATGGCCTGGACAGACCCGACCCAGCGTTCTGCCAGCGACTTCTTAACGGCAGCCATCTTTAACGCCGACGTGATAGACAACCTGGCTTACCTGCTGGCCGCAGTTGAACCAAACACGCTGACCAACAAAAGCGGCAGCAGCGTCTCGGCCGGGACGGTGGTCATTGCCGACACCGGCAATAACAGCGCCTTCGACACCACGACCACCGCCAACAGCGAGGACGTGCTGGGAGTGGCGCGGGAGACTATCGCCAATGACGCGGCCGGGCGGGTGGCGGTTTTTGGCGTGGCGAGCGTCCTGGTGCAGGGCAACGTCGCCCGGGGCGATTTTCTGGCTACTTCCACCACGGCCGGGCGGGCCAAGAGTGTTGGCAGCAGCAAGACGGCCGGCGCGTTCGCTGTCGCCCTGACGGCCTATGCCGGCGGCGGCGCGGGCACGGTAACGGCGCTGGTGCTGCCAGGGTTCGCGGCCGGGTCAGCGGCAGCCAATTCGGTGATGTATACCACGGCCGGCGCGGCCCCAACCGGATGGACGGAATATACAGCCGGGCGGGGCCGGGTGATCGTCGGCCTGCCGGGCGGCGGCGCTGCTGAAGGCACGGTCGGCAGCGCCCTGAGCGACCAGGGAACCATCACCCATACCCACACCATCGGGACCGTCATCGCTCACACGCACACGATCAACTACGGCAATGCTGCGTCGGGCGCTCCCCACGCCAACGCTCTCATATCGACAACCGGCTTCACCGAATCGACCAGCGAGGACGGCAACACCGGGGTGACGGCCGGCGGAGATCACACGATGCCCTATATTCAACTGATGACAATCAGGAAGAGCTAAAAATGACCAACGGAATCGTCAAACACGAGCAGAAATTCCCGACGGCCCACGTGCCTGGCGCCACCTCCATCGAGGAGGTATTCGAGGCCTGGGAGAGCGCCGGCCTGCAGCCGGTCGAGGTGGCCAGCGAGGACCTGGAGCAGCGGATCAGCATCAAGCACAACGCGCTGACCGGCCAGGTAGAATGGCGGACTGAAAAAATGGACGGCGTGCAGGCGTTGGGCATTATGGCCACGACCATGCTGTCGCTGTTCGAGGTTTTTTTCAAGGCCCAGGCCCGGCCCAAATTCTCCAGCGGCGAGGCCAGGGTGGCGGTCTACCTGGACGGCGAGCGGCTGACCGTGGGCATCAGCCCGCTTCACGACCCGACGGTGGTCAAGGGCGCGCTGGCGGCGGCGCTGTGGGAGATCGTCACCCGGGCCGGCGGGACTGACCCGGCGCGGGAGTGGCTGGATTTATTCGTGGTGGAGAGAGATGGCCTGGACTGACCCGGCAGCGCAGAGCGACGGCAGCCTGATCAATGAGACGATCTGGAACCGGGACATCGTCGACAACCTGGCGTACCTGATCGCCAGGACCGAGCCCGATTCGCTGACCAACAAATCCGGCGCGCAGCTCACCGCCGGCGCGGTGGTGGTGGCCGACAGCGCCAATGACAACGCCTTTACTACGACCACGACCGAGGAAAACCCGGCCGTGATCGGCGTGGTAGCGGAAACGATCGATAACGAGGCGGCGGGGCGGGTGGCCACGGCCGGCATCGTGACGGTCAACGTGCAGGGCAACGTGGCGCGCGGCGACTACCTGGGTACGAGCAGCACGGAAGGCAGGGCCAAGAGCGCCGGCGTAGCAAAGGGGGCGGGCACGTTTGCCATTGCGCTGACCGCTTATGCCGGCGGCGGAGCGGGCACGGTGCAGGCGTTGGTCCTGGCCTCGTTTAGCGGCGTTTCTGACCACGGGGCGCTGACCGGGCTGGCGGATGATGACCACTCACAATATTACAACCAGGCGCGGGGCGACGTTCGCTATTCCCAACTTGGCCATAACCACGACCACGGAGCCTTGACCGGGCTGGCGGATGATGACCATACCCAGTACCTGCTGGCAACCGGGGCCAGGGCCGGAGCGAGCAGCCAGGCGCAGGACTTTGGCAGCAATGGCATTAAGGCCGATGTTGTAGCCGAAAGCACCGGGGCAGCGGGAGTGACGGTTGACGGGGTGCTGCTGAAGGATAGCGACGTTTACCCGCTTGGCTCTGCTCAAGGCCTCGCCACTCGATTTGAGCGGTTGTTTGGAGCAGCGGCGCCTACCCACGCGACCGCCTGGACCGTGGACACATTCCTGGGCGATAATCCTGCCGGCAACCAGTTGGGGTTCGAGACGAACGGGACGGTGGGTGCAGACGACTATTCCCCCACCTCGCCGTTCTCCAAGACCAACACCGGCACCGTTCAAATGTACGTCCAGAATAGTATTCTGAAATTCAATTCGTTGTCAGGCGTAGCCAGGCTGGGCTGGACAAGCTCGACCGGCAAGCGGTTCATCGAGGCCATTTTGCAGTGGTCAACCCGCGCTGCGGCCAGTTACGGCGGCGAAATCCGCTGCTGGGGCGTGCAGTCGCCGGGGGCAACGGATTGGTACGTCGCCTACAGGTTTGTCATCGACCGGGTGACGTACCCCACCTGGCCGTGGCGAGTTCAAATGTGGAACGGCCAGGGGGTGGCTGATGCCACCTATACCACGACGGCCGGAACGTTGATGTCGGACGCGCAGTGGGACCCGACCGCGCCCTACAAAATCTTGATCGACACCCAGAACAGCGCCGTCAGCCACAATATGTCCGTCTCGGGAATGCAGGCCTACGTCTCGGTTACTCCCCTGTTCAACACCTCTTTAACCGCCTGGACCGCCTGTAAGACGATGGACCTGAGGTTGGGTACATCGTTCAACATAATGGGCATTCAACACCTGAAATTGTCATAGGGGATTATTAATGTATAGATTAACGCCAATCGGGCTGCTTGACGAGAACTGGCAGCCGGTGGCCGACGATAACCCGGCTTACCTGGCCTGGCTGAGCGAGGGGAATAGCCCTGAGGACCTGACCGGGCCAACGCTCGAGACGGCGACGCAACTGGCCCTCATTGAAAAAGCCCGGCAGGCCGGGATCAACCTCCGCGCCCTGCCGGGCTGGGCCGATTACACCTATCCGGAGGCGGCGGCCGCCATGGCGGCGATCTTTAACGGCTGGGACAAGGCTCAGGCCCGGGCGGCGATAGACGCTCAGTTTGCCGGGGTCAACAGCCTGGCGACGCTCGGCGCGGCAACCGTGGCCTCACTCAAGGTTATTGCTGATGCGCTCATCGATGAGCGGGATATGGGCCTGGTGAATCTGGCCAAGGTAGCGGTCTTTCTGCGCGACATGGCGATAAAGTGACCTCCAGGCCGGGGAAGCCCGAATTCCCCGGCCTGGCCCTTTTCCCACGGTAGAAGCTTTGTTGAGCCGAAATATCCGCGGTTACTTGACAGATGGGTGGAATGGATGTATCTTCACTGTATATACAATGTATATACAGAAGGAGGACAGCCATGAGAACCAAAGTGCAGAAATGGGGCAACAGTTTAGCCGTGCGCATTCCCCAGGCGTTTGCGGTGGAGGCGGGCCTGGAGCGCGACTCGGCGGTGGAGGTATCAGTGGTTGGGGAGAAGGTCGTGATAGAACGGGCGGAGGGAACCCTGGCCGACCTGCTGGCCGCGATAACCGAGGAAAACAGGCACGGCGAGGTCGAGACCGGGCCGGCGGTCGGGAATGAGGCGTGGTAACGTCGTACGTGCCGGAGCGGGGCCACGTGGTCTGGATCGATTTTACCCCGCAGGCCGGACACGAGCAGGCGGGGCGGCGGCCGGGGCTGGTGGTGTCACCGGGAGCGTATAACGAGAAGGTAGGGCTGGCGCTGCTGTGCCCGATTACGAACCAGGTCAAGGGCTATCCGTTTGAAGTGAACCTGCCGGCCGGGCTCAGCGTAACGGGAGCGGTATTGGCGGACCAGGTCAAAAGTATGGACTGGCGGGTACGGCGGGCGGAGTTTGCGGATGAGGCTCCACCCGAAACGGTGAGGGAGGTGTTGCGCAAGGTGGGACGGCTGCTAGGGGACGCCTGAGCAGAGCTTCTCTTTTTGCTTGCGGGCTTTTTCCGTGAATGTTTTGTAAGCGCAGTCGCGGCCTTTTTCTGCCAGTTGCACCACTTTCGCCTGTGCAGCCTGTTCGGTAAAAAAAGCCTCGATAGCCAGGTCATCAGCACCGGCGTTTTTGTCATAAACCAGGTACATTTCTATTGGCACTATAACCTCCACTCTTTGAACTTAGAACACTAATGCCTTGACATATATTGACCGCCAGCTAAAGAACTCACCGCGCTCAACTTTGGTTTCGTTGGGTACACTTGTCCTACCAAACTCCAATGAATAGTAATGCACACGTAGCGGATGAGGGGTCACAATGCAAAACTGCGAGAAGCCATCGTACATTTTGCACCACGCGCCCGCGAAAGCAAGGTCTGGCTGGCTTGGTTCCGGGTTGCCATTAGGATGAGTGTGAAAATGAATTGGGTACGTATCGTTAAATCGGGCATTCTCCATAGCTAATTCGTGAGCCAGGTCCATGCTCCAGGTGCTCCAAGCGACGTGGGGCGTTTTGGCCTTGTTGGGCAGAACAATAACCTGCTCTATAAAGTTGATCCTGTCACCCAAGATTTCTTTTGTTTGTTTCCAGGAAAACAGACCGGGCCAAGTAATCGGCTCGAACCTTGTCAAAAAATAACCGCCTATTTCGTTCTCACTATTATTGATCTGCCTCCTGAAACGGTTCTCGATTGTTGGATTAGAAAAAATCACACTTGTCATTCAGTATCCTCCTCCGGCCGTGTAATGTACGTTACGGCCGCCTCCGTTTGCTGGGTGGCTGGTTCTCTGGGTCCGCTGTCGCCTTTACCCTGGCATAGATGTAGCGCAACAGATCGCGCCGGCCGGCGAGAATGCCGGTGTCGCTCTCTACGACCAGGCCCGGTAAGGCGATGATTCCGTCGGCCGCAGTATTAAGCTCAGTCTCATTTTTTCCGGTCAGCCTGATGACAATCACTGAACTATCTCCCTCACTGGCCTACAAAGTCCTGGCGTACTTCCCGCACTTCACTTGCCTGGCCCGCACTTCACTTGCCTGGCCCGCACTTGCTGTGCTGCGCGCTTCGCGAGTGGGCGCAAGCACGCTTGCGCCCGCCCGCACTTGCGTGCCTGGGCAAGTGTGCGCCAGCGCAGGCAGGGCGTGCCGGGCAAGTGTGCCAGGGGTGCTCCAGCACGCTTGCGCCCGCCCGCACTTGCGTGCCTGGGCAAGTGTGCGCCAGCGCAGGCAGGTCACTCTCTCTCGTATGGCGGCAGCAGCTCCACCGGCCATTGCCGGGGTTCGCCGGCCGGGTCGCCGTCGGGCTGCTTGTCCCACACGAACAAAGCATACTCAATATTTTGCGTGCCCTTCCGGCCGTGCTTGTTCACGCCAAAGCTCGGCCTGGTGCTGCACACGGCCACGACCGTTGGCGGCAGCTCGCTCCACAGGCCGGCGTAGCGGTCGACCGAGGCCATAAAGGCCAGCCGGAGCAGGAACAGGATCCGGCCGCCGCCGGCCAGCAGCCGCCAGGCGTGCCTGACGAAGTGCTCGGCCATCGGCGTGTCGTCGACGACCGGCCCGTAAGGCGGATTGCCGCAGATAAAATCATAGGTCCGCTCCG